GAGAAGCACGACGCCGAGTTCTTCGGCGAGGGAGGCTGGCTCACCGACACGCAGGCCGAGCGCATCAGGAAGGAGCTGGTCGAGCGGCCATACCGAGAGGAGGGCGTAATGCCCGCCAAGATCGAGGAGAAGCACATCCTCACCGGCACGCCCGAAGTCCAGCTCGACGTGTGGGACAACGGCACGGTCGAGGTTCAGATCGGTGACGAGGTAGTCACGGCTGAGCGGCTGACGCAGATCGTGGCCTTCGTGGAGCAGCACGGCCAGATAAGGGTGAGCGTCGATGCCGACTAACGAACAGCCTGCCGCTTACACGCCCGCGCCCGGTGGATTCCTTGAACGGAACCCGCACTTGGTCGAGAACTACTTCGCGCTCTGCGCTGATCTCGGCGAGACGCCGGGCGAAGTTCCCGAGGAGGTCGGTGCCATCGGCCTCGGGCGTCCGCCCGAGTACGTCTTCGACTATTTCAGGAGGCTTCATGGACTCGCCTAGAGGGTTCCAGTCGCCGCAGCCTCGGCCTCCGAGCGAGCGTGGCCCGCTGCGCCCGAAACCGTCTGCCGCGCAGGGTCGTGACTCCGGCCTACAGCCATTCGCCAAGCGCGTGATCCACGACCTGTTCACTCGACGGCACGAGAGTCCCTACATGCGCTACATCGCTCGCGCCACCATGCGCGATGCGCGGCGAGCGCGGGAGTGGAGGCGTCATGCAGCCGTCTAATGAGTCAAGTGCCGCAACTTCGTCGCGGGCCGACGCGGTGCGCGAGCACTACACGAAGGTCTGTCACTGCCAGTGGAGCGAGGACGGGTTTACGCGCACGACGACGAGCGAGGACTGCTCGATTCACGGCGGCGTCCCCGACCCGCTCGACGCGCTCGTGGCCGAGAACGAACGACTGAGGAGAGATCGCATGATCCAGATCGGCCAGATGGATTCCTTCGAGGGGCGGCTGGCTTATGCCCGCTACCTCCGTCACTCGCATCCCGAGGGGTTGGAGGGCTATTTGGCTCTGTTCGACCCGGAGGAGCGCGCCCGCCTGGAGGCTGAGCTTGCCAATGGGGCCACCGCTGAAGATGCCTGAATACGTCTGCACCTGTGGCTCTAACGAGTACTGCGCGGCCGACGACTGCCACGGCGCGACGGGGGAGGCATCCTCTGCCGCGACCTCGTTGCGGCGATACTCGACCATCGTGGCCGACCCGCCATGGCCGTACAAGACGCCCGGAGGCGGGCCGTTGCAATCGAGTCCGGCGCACCGTCCGAATAGCTGGCAGAACGACCTCGCAGGCGTCGGGTCTGAGAAGCGTTACGGCGTGCTCACCATCGAGGACATCTGCGCGCTTGCGCCTCCGGTCGCGCATGACGCCCACCTGTACCTGTGGACGACTAACGCCTTCATGGTCGAGGCCCACGAGGTCGCCAAAGCGTGGGGCTTCCGGCCGATCACGGTCTGCACCTGGGTCAAGATGAAGCCGGACGGTACTCCGTCCATGAAGACGGGCTACTACTTCCGGGGTGCGACCGAGCACTTCTTGTTCTGCGTGCGCGGCTCGCTTCGGTTGCAGACCACGAAGGCGTATCCCACCGCCTTCCTGTGGCCTCGTGCTGGCAACCATTCCGAGAAGCCTGCTGCGTTCTATGACCTCGCTGAGGAGTGCTCACCTGGCCCGCGCTTGGAGTTGTTCGCTCGTATCAAGCGTCTGGGCTGGGACGTTTGGGGTAACGAGGTCGATTCGGATGTGGAGTTAGTCGCGTGAAGGCCACCTCGTCTGCCGCTACGTCAGCGGGCGCGGGTTCGAAGGCGCCTATGAGGTCTACCAGGAGTGCGCCCGGTGCGGTGAGGAGCGCAGCTACATGGAGTGGAATCGGCGGGTCGGCGCGAAGCTACAGGAGGCAGTCCGTGGCCGCTGACGCCGCCCGCGTCACCGAAGCGATCAGGGCGATGAGTGAGGTGCTCGCTCGTGCCGCCTAAGAAGGTCTGGAAGGGCGCCCCGGGGCTCCGCAAGCACCTCGTCGACGTCGCCACCATCGAGCCGCATCCCCGCAACCCGCGCCGCGGCGTCACCCCGGAGATCGCCCGGAGCCTGGAACGGTTCGGGCAGGTGCGCGCGATCCTCACCGACGGCCGTTACATCGTCGCCGGGAACCACACCTACAAGGCTGCCCTCTCCCTCGGCTGGACGCACATCGCCGCCGTCGCCCACAAGTTCGCGTCCCCGGAGCAGGCCCGCCGCTACCTCCTCGCCGACAACCGCACCTCCGACCTCGGCGACTACGCGAAGGACGAGCTGCTCGCCATGCTGGAGGAGCTGGAAGAGACGGGCGAGTGGGAAGGCACCGGTTACATGGTCGACGACGTCGAAGACCTCCGCTCAATGCAGGACGCCGTGAAGGAGACGGAGCGCGCCGAGTTCGGCGGCGGGTTCGCCGCGACCGAGGAGGAGCTGGCCGAACGGGCCGCCCGCCTGGCCGCCGGGAACACGTACAAGGAGCTGTTCCTCGTGCTCGCCGACGATCAGGTCACCGACTTCGAGCTGCACGTCAAGGTGCTGCGGAAGGAGTACGGCCAGACCGACGTCTCCGGGGCGGTCGCTCGCGCCCTCCACGAGCAGGCCGCTCTCGCCGAAAAATGATCCCTCCGCGCGAAGAGATGTTGCCTGCTCAGGCGCGGACTGATTGGCGGCTGCCGGAGCGGCGCCGCGAGGTCTTCCACGACTTTTATGAGTTCCACCTCCGCCACCGGTCGCATCCGGGCGCCGTCTACTACCTGATGCCGTGGCTCCGCGAACGGTTCGGCTGGGACGAGGAGCAGGCGCTTTGGTTCGCGTTCCTCAACGGCAACACGCAGCACCCCGTCACATCGCTCCTCCTCCACGCCGCCGGGTCGCGGCCCTCCGAGGCCGACGCCTGCATCGCGTTCTGGCGCGACAACTACAAGCGGCTCGGCTGGGACACCGACCGCCGCCACCACAAGCCCGCATTCGAGGCCGCGGTCGCCTCCTACCTCGGCCTCCTCCGCGACCGCACCCAGTCCGACTTCTGGGAGGCGCAGTCCGGGCTCGGGTTCCCGCGCGCCTGGGTCGCCGCCGAGGCCATCGACTCGTTCGGCCGCCTCTCCTCGTTCTCGTACCTGGAGTACCTCCGCATCATGGGCGTCCCGGTCGACTGCGACCGCCTCTTCCTCGACGACCTGACCGGGTCGCGGTCGCACCGCAACGGCCTCTGCATCGTCACCGGCCTCGACCACATGGACTGGCACGAGTCCAACCCCGACTTCGACGGCCACTACGACCGCTCGATCCTCTCCTACCTCGACGCCGAGGGCGCCTCCCTGCTCGCCGAGGCGCGGGCTCGCGGCGCCGGTCAGCCGTGGGAACCCGACGTCTCGTACTTCACGCTGGAGTCGGCCCTCTGCACCTACAAGAGCTGGCACCGCCCCAACCGCCGCTACGCGGGCGTCTACAACGACATGCTCTACGACCGCATCGTCGCCGCCTGCCGAGCCTGGGAAGACGCGCCGGAGACGCTCGCGTTCGTCCACGACACGTTCTGGGCGGCCCGCGCCGAGTGCCTCCCGAAGTACCTCCGGCTGGAAGACATGCCGGGCGACCCGGGCGTCGCACCGGTCAAGCAGAACCACTACCGCGAGACTGGCGAGGTGATCGTGCTCGGCCACGACTACCCGAAATACTGGTCGACCTTCGACGACGACGTGAAGACGCTCGCCCTCGGAGTCTTCCGGTGAACGCTCAGGAAGCGGCCGTCCTACTCCAACAGGAGGCCGAACGGCTCGCAGCCGTACGCGAGACATCGGCTGGGGCGAGCAAACGAGACCACCTGATGCTCGCTGCGGCGATCCGACGAGCCCGTCTCGTAGAAGCATTGGAGTTCGCGGCTGCAAAACTGAGCGGCCCGTCGTGAAGAAGCGTGCTCCCTCGTCGACGCTGCACCGCGTCCCCGGCAACCTCCTCTACCTGATCGGCCAGCCGGGCTCCGGCAAGAGCACTCTCGCCGACGCGATCCTCTCCGGCCTCTCGTTCGTCGAGCACGACCGGCCGTTCGCGCACCGCCTCTACCCGGACGCCGCCCTGGTCGAGCTCGGCGCGCACCGCGACTCGTTCTCGGGCACGGACGCACTCCCGATGAACGTCCAGCCGAAGGTCGTCGACTGGCTCGCCCGCAAGCGCATCCCGTACGTTCTCGGTGAGGGCGACCGGCTCGCCAACCGCAAGTTCCTCGACGCCGCGGTCGCCGCGGGCTGGCGCGTCAACGTCGCCTACCTCTCGGTCGGCGCGGACGTCGCCGAGAAGCGGCGGCTCGCCCGGGCCTCGTCGCTGGGCGTCGCGCCGCAGGACGCTTCGTGGGTGAAGGGACGGGTGACGAAGGCCCGCAACCTCGCCCGCGGCTGGCCGGACGTCTACATGCTCAACGCGGAGCGGGCCCCGGTCGAGTTGCTCGCCGACCTCCTCCGCTACGGCGACCCCGTCGTCACTACGGTCATGGCCGCCCGTCCTCCTCGCTAGGATCTGCACCGTGACCGACCGGCCCCTCGTCGAACTCAGGCTCCGCTCCCGCATCCCCGCGGACGAGCTGGAGGAGAAGATCGGGAAGGTGCTCACCGAGGACGACTTCAACCTCGTCCCGACCGGTGACGTGAAGATCCTGAAGCCGGACGGCAAGCTCCTCTGCATCTACCGGCGCAACATGATCCCGCCGGAGCTGCGCGAGCAGGCGTGGCCGATCCTGCACGGCTTGAAGAACGCGACGACGACGAACCGCGGCCTCGCCGGTGGCACCCCGCGCGTCCAGGGCCCCGGCTCCCGGTCGTACGGCAAGGCGGTCCCGTCCGCCCTGCTCGGCGCGTTCGAGCCGCAAGGGCCCCGCAAGTTCTGCCGCCTCACCGCCTGGACGGGTGAGGAGACAGAGAAGTACCGGCAGCTCTGGCCGCTCCTGGAGTTCATCGGCGAACGGATGCTCGCCGACTCGCCCGACCGGTACGCGAACCAGATGGCCGAGGTCGCCAAGACGCACCCCGACTGGGTCATCCCCGGGACGCCGTTCTCGACAATCACCGTCAACAACTCGTACCCGACCGGTGTTCACCAGGACTCCGGCGATCTCGACGCCGGTGTCAGCACGCTCGCCGTCTTCCGCGAGGGCTCCTACAAGGGCGGCGTGCTCGTCTTCCCCGAGTACCGGGTCGGCCTCGACATGCAGGACTCCGACCTCGTCCTCATGGACGCACACAGTTGGCACGGTAATACGGATTTCGACCCGCCCGTGAAGCGCAGCATGACGGGCAAGGTCATGGAGGATCCCGGGTTCGAGCGCATCTCGGTCGTCTCCTACTTCCGCACGAAGATCACGACGTGCGACTCGGCGATGACCGAGGGCGAGAAGCGCCGCCAGCTCGCCGAGCATCGCGCCGCCGCCGCCGTCGGCCAGTAGCACGCTCCCCCGCCGCGCCCCGTTGCAGGCGTTTCACTCGCCGACCCGCCGGTAATACGTCCGACCGGTACCGCTACGATTCCGGCGTGATCCGCGATGGACAAGGCGAACCTCTACTCCTGCGAGCGCGTAGCGTTCACTGACTCGTCCTGCGCGACGGCTACCCTGGCTCCGTCGCGTGGATCTCTCCTCCCTCACTGCGGATGGCTTCGGTCACTGGCTCGCCGGGCTGATCGACGGCGAAGGGTCGTTCACGATTACGCCGAACCGGCCGGGATTCGTCTGTCGTCTCTCCGTGGGGCTTCGCGCGGACGACCGGGAGGTGCTCTCCCTGATCGTCTCGCGGACCGGGCTCGGGAAGTGTCTGGGCTCGTCCCGCTCTGGGGGCAACAGGAAGCCGCTCGTGGTCTGGCGCGTCCAGCGGAAGGAGGATTGCCAAGCGGTCGTGGAGTTACTTCGGCTCTGCCCGCTGCGGTCGAAGAAAGCGCGCGACTTCGAGATCTGGGCCGAGGCGGTCGCGGTCATGGCGGCGATGCAGCCGGTGCACACAACGTACTGGGAACGCCGCGCCCTCGACTGGAAGCGCGTGGCGGAGTTGAAGAAGCAGTTGGCGGAGGTGCGAGAGTTTCGTGAAGTCGATCTACGACACGCTCCAGTGGCAGGTCGCTCGCAAGCGGGCTCTCGTGCGCGATCAGAAGCGCTGCACCGTTAGCCGCCTCCTCGGCGGCGACTGCACCGGCCGTCTCCACGTCCACCACATCGTCGCCGTCTCCGAGGGCGGCGCCCTGTACGAGCTGGAGAACCTCGGCACCGCCTGCGCCGCGCATCACCCGTTCTGGGAGTCGCTCCGGCGCGTCCTCGTCCGCAAGCTCACCGCGGAGGCGCCGCGCTGCCCGCACCATCACGCCTCGGCGGAGGCCCGCCGCCTCTGCGAGACGCGCCTCGCCCGCCGGGCTCGCAGCACGGTCGCGGCCTAGCACCGGCAGGAAAACCCCCTAAAGAGCGGGAATCCTGTACGCGGGCTCGCGGCCCGGCGGCCTGCCTCGTCCTCCCTGCGCGGTATCCTGATACTTGCAATGGAGTCTACGACAGGAGGCAACACGATGTCCGCTCTCGACCGGTTCTATCAGGACGACGATGGCGAACCGCTGCACGTCGACGAAGCCCTGGCCCTCGCCCGCCACCTCGTCGCTCAGGGCGCCGAGGCCGGGTTCGCCGCCGACGTCATCGCCGACGCCGAGCGCCGCTTGGAGGCGCTCCGGTCATGACCAGCCCGAACGCTGCCGCCGTCTCCCGCGCGCTCGCGCGTGGCGGCCGTCGGCCTCTTCCTTCCGGCACGCCGTACTCGCGTCAGGGCCTCCGCGTCAAGCGGTCCGCCTCTGCCGTGGCGATGGTCGTCGCCGACTACGACTCGAACGTCGAGGGCCGCTGGGCCTCCGCCGACGCCGAGCAGATCCTCGCGGCCGCCGGGTTCTCCGTCGCCCGCGTCAACCCCACGATCCTCCGAGTGGAAGGACGGTCGTCATGACCGATCAAGAGAAGATCGCCCGGGCCGTTGCCCGTGCCGAGCGTTTCTGCTCGCGCGAGAAGGCCATCCAGCTCGTCGCCATGAACAGCCGCTACAGCATCGCCGAGGTTCGCGCTGCGGCCTCGGCCGAAGGAGGCAATCAGTGAACGCTGCGGGATTCCCCACCGACTGGGACGCCTGGCACACAGAGTGGTCAGCGTGGCTCGCCGCCCACCCGCAGTTGACGCCGGTGCCGAAGCAGATCCCCGGCCGCAACTTCCTCGCCGACGAAATCCTCGGCACGTTCCGGCTGCCGTCCGGCCGCACCGCCGAACTGTCAGAGGTCACGTTCCCGAACCTCGTCGACCGCGACTCCGCGACCGGCCGCCTCCTCGACGAGCGGCGGCGCCTGGTCGGCGTCACGTTCACCGACCGGAGCAACCTCGTCGTCGACTCGTTCGCCGAGCTGGAAACGGCGCTGGCCCTGCGATGATCGACTGGCAGATCGTCTGCGAGTTCACCGCCTACGAGCCGCGCCTCGTCGAGGAGACGGACGTGATCGGGTTCGCCGCCGCCAACGACGTCCCCTACGAGGTCGAGCGGCACGCCGCCCGTCTCGGCGCCCGCTACAACTCCATGCCCCGCCGCCGTGGCGCTCGCCGCTGGGAGATCCGCGAGCCCGGCGAGCTGCTCGTCGTCGTCCGCGCCGAGAAGATCCCGTGAACGTCGGCGTCACCGCAACCGCAGACGGCCTCGCCCGCCAGCAGGAGCTCGTGCTCGCCTCCCTGCTCTCCGACCTCCGCACCGACGACGTGGATTGGCTCCTGCACGGATGCTGCACCGGCGGCGACGAGCAGCTCGCCCTCCGCGCCCGCCGTCTCGGCTACCTCCTGCACGGGCTCCCCGGCCGCGGCCTCCTCGACCCGGCCCGGTCGCTCATCCTCAACGACCGCCTCGACCCCGTCCCGTCGACGAAGACGCCGGAGCTGACGCGCAACCGCCACATCGTCGCCGCCGTCGGCGTGCTCCTCGCCGGGCCCTCCGGCTTCACCGAGGAGCGGCGCTCGGGGACGTGGGCGACCATCCGGTACGCCAAGGCTGCGCGCCTGCCGCTCATAATCGTCTACCCCGACGGAACGAAAAACACGGAGTTTGCGGGAACCTTCGCACCGGGCTCCATCCGAAACCTCGCCGCTCACGGCCGCCCGCGCGTATCCTGATACTTGCAATGGAGACCCCCACACAGGAGGCAACAATGTTCCAGGTCGGACGCTTCACCCTCGTAGACGGCGGCCTTACGGGCCCGGCCGCCTACTTCGCCTCGCGCGGCGGCTCACAGGCTGCCGTCGATCTCGCGCTCGCCTCGGCGACGTTCGAGTTCGGCCTCACCGAGTCGCCCTCCCCGGAGGTCGCTCTGCTCGTCGCGCTTCAGACCGACTATGCCGCGTTCGTCGGCGAGGAGCGCATGGCCGCAGCGCTCGGGAGGGCCTCATGATCGAGGTCATCCTGCGCGACCTCTCGGGCGTTCTCGCCCGCGCTGAGGCCGACGACCCGGAGGCCGCCCTCGTGGCGGCGCGCACCCTCTACGCAGACCACCAGGCCGCGTACTACGGCCGCCTCACTCTCTCGTTCGAGGTCGAAGGCGCCCTCATCCTCGGCGGCGTCTCCCTCGCCGACATCAGCTCCTCGCTCATGGCGGTCGCGTCATGACCTTCGACGAGTTCCAGGCCAAGAAGACGGCGGAGCGCGCAGCCGCCCCGCCGCGCGTCACTTGGCGCCGCGTCTCCCTCGACACGGGCGGCGGCTGGTCGGGCATCGGCCCGGACGGCCCCTCCCTCGTCGTCCGCGTGAAGCGCTCCGACGAGCGCCGCCTCATCGGCCCCGGCCGCTACGGCTACGTCTACAACATCTGGCTCGTCCGCGACGGCCGCACCGTCGTGCGCTCCACCCGCCAGATCCACGGCGGAACCCTCACCGCCGCGAAGGCGCAGGCCGCCCGGGTGCTCGCCAACACGGAGGCGTCCCGCCGTGTCTAGCTTCGACGACATCGAGCGCCGCCGCGAAGCGAACGAAGGCGCCCACCCGCGCGTCGTCCTGCACGACGAGGAGGGCTCGTTCGCCGTCCGTGCCGTCTTCCTCGACGGCGTTGACCGCAACCAGTCGCTCCACGGGTCGCTCCGGGCCGCGCTGGAGGCCGCCGATCTGTACCGCGCCGAGATGCGCGGCAAGGGTTACGGGCCCGGGCGGCTCCACGTCGGCGTCATCGACGAAGACGATCCCGAGCGCGGCGAGCTGGACTGGGACTCAGTCTGATGCGCCTCCACGGGTACTGCACCTCGTGCAACCGGTTCCGGCTCATCAACGTCTCCGGGCACGGGCTCGCCATGACCGCTGTCGGCCGCGGCCCGCAGGGCGTCTGCGACGAGTGCGAGGAGACGCGCCTCTGGCCGGTCGGAATCCTCTCCCGCGTCAGCCGCGAGGCGTTCAACGCGGTCACCCGGGCCCGCGGGTTCTCGTTCATGACCCCCGCCGAGCGTGAGGCTGCTGCCCGCTCGTACGACCAACTGGAAAGGAGGAGGACAGCGTGACCGACATCGTCTACCGCACCGACGGCGACCTCGGCGTCGTCGACATCACCGGCGAGACGGACCGCGGCGAAGACTTCGTCGAGGCGTACACCGCCCTCGACCTCGACGCCGTCGACTACGCCCGCATCCAGCTCCCCGCCGAGGGGTTCTTCGCCTTCCGCGTTCGTGCCCGCGAGGCCGGGCTCAGCCTCGCCGACGGAGGAGTCATCACATGACGGCCGAACGGAAAGCTCTCGTGGAGGCCGCTCCTCGCGCTTGCGCCCACTGCCCCTGGCGGCTCTCCAACCAGGGCCAGCCGCATCCGCACGGCTTCTACAGCAAGCGGAACCTCGCCCGCCTCTGGGCCGGGCTCCGCAGCGGCAACGCGCCGGGGATGACGTGCCACCCGACCGACCCGCTCATGGCCGAGTTCGAGGGCTACGAGGAGACGGCCGACCGCGAAGAGACGCTCGAATGCCGCGGCTCGATCATCCTCATGACCCGCGAGGTGATGCGCTTCCAGGCCATCTGCCACCAGGTCGAGCGCGGCGAGCTGGAACAGAACGCGCTCCGCGAGTACCGGGCCGCCGCCCCGCTGGGCCTGCAACGCGCCGGGCTCGCCGAGATCGTTAGCCGGTTCCTGCTCGGCGGCACCCCACTCGCCCGCGCCGTCCAGTGCGACTCCAACCAGGTCAACGACCCCGAGGTCGGCTACCCGCCGCTCGGCGAATGGGACCCCGGCATCCTCGACGAGGCGATGCGCCGGTGAGCGAGATCGCCCACACGCACGCCTGGCGCGTCCCCCGCGGCGCCGAGCTGGTCGGCGGCCCGAAGGACGGCCTCCGCGTCATCGCCGCCGCGACCCGCATCTTCGAGCGCAGCCGCTCCCGCTCGGAGGTCGTCTTCCTCCTCAGCGACGGCTCCCAGCACGCGGTCCCCTCCAGCGAGCCGGTCGACTGGCTCCACCCCGAACGGAGCCGGTCGTGATCCGCCTCGTCGCCGTCCGTCTGGAGAACATCAAGACCGGCCGCGTCGCGGAGCGCGTCCACGGGCTCCGCCTCGGGGGTGGCGAGCGCGAGACGCTCTGCGGCCTCTCCATCTTTCTCAAAAACCCCGACGCCCAGTTCAGCGTCATTGACTCCGGCAACGACGAAGCCCACATAAACTGCCCCTCGTGCAAGGAGAAGATCCAGTGAGCAACATCGACCTCAACCCGTACGCCGTCGTCACGCTCATCCTGCTCGCCGTCATCCTGATCGTCACCCACCCGGCCGGTCGCACTCGTCTCCGCCGGTACGACCTCGCCCGGGTGCGCCGGGCTCGCCGATCCGAGGACCGCGCCTGGCGCCGCCGCGAGGAAGAGGCCACGCTGGCGCGGTCGCTCCGGTTCGCCCGCTACGACGTCGCCGACCAGCTCGGCGGCCACTCGCTCGCCGTCGCCGACAGCAGCGAGTTCGGCCGCGGCCTCGGCGAGATCGACGGCGGCGAACGATGACCGGCCTGACCGTCGAGCGGCTCGCCGAACTGAAGCGGGAAGACTGGCCGCGCTTCAGACTCGACCACATCCGCACCGGCGAAGAAGGCGGCCGCGCCGGGCAAGCCCTCCTAAGCGCCGCTGACGACCCCGACCATGCCGCCATCATCGGCGCCTACCTCCGCCATTTCGTGCCCGGAGACTGTCCCGGGTGCGGCTACGGCATGTTCGGCTGGGGCATCCTCCACGGCTCCGGCTCCTGCTCGTGCGGCTGGCCCGGCACCCTCTACCACTTCATCATCGACGACCGCGAGCTGCCCGAGCTCGTCTGCCGCGCAACCTGCAACGGCGCCGCCGTCTGCGGCCGCCCGCGCGGCGAACACGAACTGGTCGAAGAGGAATGGTTCGTCGTCTCGACGGGTGAGCCGTCGATCCACCGGGAGCTGCGCTGCCCCTCGCCGACGCCGCCGCCCGGCCTCCGGCCTCCATTCACGTCCCGCTATCACGCCCCGGAGATCATCACGTTTCAGACGCTCCTCTGGGCCCACCCGTACGAGGTACGTCTCCGATGAGCGCCAAGACTGAAGCCGTCGCCGAGCTGAAGCAGGCCGTAGACGCGCTCGAAGCCGTCAGCGACTCCCTGGCCGGGCTCGACGTGCCCGAGCTGGGGGACCTGGTCAGCTTCGCCGACCGCCGCGTCGCGGAGGCCATCCGACTCCTCACGAAGCAATGAACGACGAGAAGCAGCAGGGCTCCCTCTTCGACGACGCGAACCCGGTGCCGCGGCCGCCGCACGTCCACCGCGAGGCGTTCCTCTTCGGGATGCTCGCCACTTGGCTCCTCGGCGACAAGAAGCCCAACACGATGCAGCGCGAAGAACTGGCTCGGCTCTCGCGCCGGTTCCTCGCCGACTGCGAAATGGTCGTCAAAGTCCACCGGACGTCGCCATGACCCGGCCGACCCTGTACGCGCTCCAGCGGCGTCTCTGGCTCCTCGGGCTGCACCGACTCTCCGACCGCGTGCTCGTCCTCCACCATCGCCGAAACGGCCGGTGGGAGGCGTGACGATCCCCGGCACCTTCAAGAACCGGCCCCCGGCTCCGCGGCGGATGCCCGCCGCCCCGCACGTCGACGCGAGCCTCATGGCGAACGGCGCCCTGGTCGTCGAGCACTGGGTCGTCGGCGAGTGCTCCGTCATCGTCGCCCGCGAGCCGGTCGCCGCCGACGGCTCGTACCGCTGGCACCTCAGCATCGCCCACTCGAAGCGGTACCCGACGTGGGACGAGATCAAGACGGCCCGCTACGGCATCCCCACGGTCGCCGACGTCGACTTCATGGCGCAGCTCCTCCCGAAGATCACGGGCTCGCCCGGTCGCCACTGGACGAACGCGCACGACAACTGCTTCCACCTCTACGAGACGACGCCCGACATCAACCCCGCCGTCACATGAGCAGGCTCGGCAAGTGGAACGACGTCAGGTGGACCGGCGGCCGCTGGCGGTACAACCTGAAGACGCGCAACGAGATAGGCAGCCTCTCGTTCTCCGTTGTCCGCGTCTCCGACGGCGCCGAGCTCCGTCTCAGCGGCCTCTCCCCCTACCGCACGACGTCGCTCGCGCGGCGGATGGGCGACGGCCGTCTCGGCTACGAGACGGAAGCGCTCCGCGCGATTCGGGAGTTCGAGGCCGCACCGTGAAGTGTCATCGGCGCCCGTGCGCGGAGTGCCCCTGTCGAAGGAGACGCCGCCCGGCCAGTTCCCGCGATCCCGGTACGAAGAGATCGCGCACACCTCCGGCGTGCAGGGCGCGGAGGCGCCGCTCGGGTCGCCCCTCTTCGCCTGCCACATGACCATCGAGGGCCGCGACGCCCCGTGCGCGGGCTGGCTCGCCGCCGTCGGTATCGAGTCGCTCCCCGTCCGCGTCCTCATCGCCTACAACGAGCTACCCGCCTCCGTCCTAGAGCCCGGCCCCGACTGGCCGGAGCTGTACGGCTCCTACGCCGAGATGGTCGACGCGCAGGGCGCGGTCGGCACGAAAAACCCGGAGTTTCCATGAATCATGTAGAGGGCTGGCGCGAGGACACTCCCGCTCGTCCGGTCGTGGCCGTATCCTGATACTTGCAATGGAGACGACTCAGGAGGCACCGATGATCGACGTCAAGCAGCTCGCCGACGGGCGCTGGCTCGTCTGCGACCCCCGCAGCGGGCACATCTTCATGGCGCTCCCCGCGTCCACCAGCGACGACGAGGTTCTCCGGGTCGCCGCCGATATCCAAGGCGGCTGGCGCCCGAAGGGGCGCGGCGTCTAATGATCGACTTCACGACTCCCACCGCGCCGGTGCCGGACGTGCTCGTCTGGCGCCGCCTCGCCCCCGGCGTCTACGACGACTCGACCGGTCGCGTCACCCTCTACCAGATCCCCGGCTGCAACCCGCCCGCCTGGAACGTCGAGTGGACGATCGAAGAGGGCAACCTCCTCGCCGCCCTCGACGACGACGGCGGCTTCGCGGCCCTCTCCCACACGAACATCGTGGACGGCGCCGCCACCTACCGCGACGCGAAAGCGCTGGCGGTCGAGGCGTGGCCGCAGTTCCGCGAGTACGCCTCGGCGCTGGAAGAGTCGGCGTGCGAGCGCTGCCCCTGCGGCGGCACCCGCGTCGGCTTCGACGCCCACTGCGACCGCTGCGGATCCGTCTCGTGAGCTGGCTCTCCCTCACTCCGGCCGACGGCCCCGCCTGGACGATTCGCAACGAGTCGGTCTATTCCGACGCGGAGGTCGCCCCGGTGCTCCAGTTCCTCTCCGACCGCACCGGCGGCCTCACCGGCGCCGTCACCGTCCGCCTCGGCCGCGCCCGCAACAGCGGCGCCCACTACAGCGGCCAGGCGGGCTCGCGTCGCCTGCACGGCGTCCCCGACTGGGTCGGAACGCCCCTCTACATGCGCCTCACCCTCTCGCCGCGCAACTGGGCCGGGTACCGGCGCCGGGCTCGCGTCTGCTGGCACTCGACCGGCCTCCGCAAGCTCGCCGACGAGATCTACTCCGCGGACGGCGAGCTTGACGACGTCTACGCTCGCCTCGACGCCCTCCTCGACGCCGGTGAGACGCGGTTCGGCCGCTGGCCCATCTACAACATCGCCGACTGGCAGGAGATGCTCGTGCACCTCGCCGCGCACGAGGTCGCCCACCTGATCCAGTACGACCGCGGCCGCGGCGCTGGCAACAGCGAGATCTTCTGCGAGACGTTCGCCCTCCAGATCCTCAACGAGTTCCGCGCGGCCCGCCCGTGCGGCGACGAGCCCAACCCGGCTACCGGGGAGGTGAGCCCGGGTCAGACCCCCTCGGGTTCCCTCGGGCTCGTCGCCGGACCGGCGACCGCCGGATCCGCCAACCAACCGGAAGGAGCCATCATGGCTAGCAAGACCGAGGAGACCGCCCCCACGGCGGTCGCCGCCTCACCCGCCCCGAAGAAGACGGCGGCGAAGACCGTCGACGATCCGAAGGGCCTGTTCGAGACCCTGCTCGCCTCCGCCAGGGAGGCCGTCGGCGGCAAGACCGCCACGACGAAGAAGCAGGAGTACGTCCGGCTCGACGTCGTCGTCGGCGGGAAGAACAAGACGCTCGCCTACATCCACCACCCGACCCGCAAGGGCGTCCGGTCGCTGACCCCGAACACGAAGGGCGGCTACGACACGACGACCGTCGTGAAGGAGTCGGACATCCCCAAGGCCGTCAAGGCGATCAGCTCCCGGCTGGATCGCGTCAAGGCAACCGCCGCCGCGTAGGGCGATGCCGTCGAAGAGAACCGGGCCTGGCTCTGCGGTCGGGCCCGGCTCTCCCCCCTCCACCTCTGGAAGGAACCATCGTGAAGAAGCTCGCCCTGCTCGTTGCCCTCATTTCCGTCGCCGTGCTCGCCACGTCGGCGGTCGCCCGCAGCTCGGGCTCCGGCTCGTGCCGCGTCGGGTTCTGGCTCGGCCCGCACTACTACTCGGGCGTCGTCACCCGCAGCGTCCGCACCTCGTGCCCGTTCGCCCGCAACGTCACCCGGGTATCGCTCCGCTTCATCATCCGCGCTGGCGGCGCCGGTGACGGCGACTTCTACGTCCGCGCCTGGTCGCCCATCACGGTCCGCTGGTACCGAGTCCACTGCGACGCGCACGGCGACCTCTACTCGGGCGGCGTCCGTGCCGACTGCCGCGCCGGGCACGGCGCCCACGTCCTCTACCGCGCCTGGAGCAACTGAACCGGCCGTGAGGCTCCAGCTCGACCCCATCGACGGGGCCGCCCTCATCGAGGGCCGTCCCCTCGTGCCCGGCCAGCGCGTCGTCTGGGAGACGCTCAACGACGCAGGTGAGCACGTCTACGTCGTCCGGCGCCCCCGAGACCGCAGCGCACCGGCGGAGTTCGAGGTGCTGGTCGAGGACTACACGGAGAACGAGTTCGGCCGCATCGAGCGCGCCGACGACGCGCCCTGGATTAAGGTGCGCCAGGTCGTCGTCTTCGCCACCACCATCGGCACCGGTCGGTCATGACGACGAAGGCGGACGCCGCGCTTCAGCTCCTCGGGCTCGCCCGCGACATCGACCGGTCGATGGCCGGAGACGACGACGCGGACGGCTGGGTCCTCCGGCTGCTCTGGCTGGTCGGCGACCTCGACCCGCGCATCTCGCGCGGCTACGGCCAGACGAAGCATCTCCGCCGCCTCTCCGATCTGTACGACCAGCTCTACCAGGGCAACGGCGCTCGCGAGTCGAAGGAGACGAAGATCCGCAAGCTCGCCCTCCACCCCGGCACGCCAGGCCCGGAACGCGAGAACACCGTCCGCGCCCTCGCCGCCCTCCAAGAGCGCCGCCGTGCTGACTGAAAAACCCCTAAAGAGCGGGAATCTCGGAGAGGGGCCGGACGCGAGACGGCCCTCCCCGTCCGCCCCTGCGCGTATCCTGATACTTGCAATGGAGGCTACACACCAGGAGGCAACCGTGTCAGGATTCACCCCCACCGCCGAGCAGGAGATCGCTCGGGAAGCGTTCGCCACCGGCCGCTCCCTCGCCATCGAGGCCGGTGCCGGTGCAGGCAAGACCGCAACGCTCGTGCTCCTCGCGCAAGACGCCGAGGCCGCCGGTCGCCGCGGCCAGTACATCGCGTTCAACAAGGCCATCGTCACTGAGGCGGGCGCGAAGATGCCCGCCAACGTCGCCTGCAACACCGCCCACTCGCTCGCCTACCGCGCGGTCATGCCGAACACGCGGTTCCCGGAGAGGCTCCGCAACGCCCGCCGGATGAAGTCGACCGAGCTGGCCGACGCGCTCCGCCTCGACGCCATCGAGGTCAGGGTGCAGGACGGCAACTCGAAGAAGCTCGCGCGGACGTTCCTCGCCGGGCTCGTCATGCGCGGCGTCACCCGGTTCTGCCAGTCCGCCGACGCGCAGCCCGACTGGTTCCACGTCCCCTACGTCGACGGCCTCGACATTCCCCCGGGCAACAACGAGAACAACCGGCAGGTCGCCCGGGCTCTCGTCCCCGCGATGCGGCGCGCCTGGGCTGACCTCTCCTCGGAGCAGGGCTCGCTTCCCTTCAAGCACGACCACTACCTGAAGCTCTGGCAGCTCTCGTCTCCCCGCATCAACGCGAAGTTCATCCTGTTCGACGAGGCGCAGGACGCTAACCCGGTGCTCATGGATGTCGTCCGGCAGCAGGAGCGGTTCGGAACGCAGCTCGTCTGGGTCGGCGACTCGCAGCAGCAGATCTACACGTTCACCGGCGCCATCAACGCGCTCCAGCAGGTCGGCGCCGAGCAGACCGCCTTCCTCACCCGGTCCTTCCGGTTCGGGCCCGCCGTCGCCGACGTCGCCAACGACGTGCTCGCGATGATCCCTGACGCGGAGTTGCGGCTCTCCGGCACCGAGTCGATCCCCTCCACGGTCGGCACCGTCGCCGATCCGTCGGTCATCCTCTGCCGCACGAACGCTCGCGCGGTACGCCACCTCCTCCAGGCCATCGAGGCCGGGCAGCGCCCCCACATCGTCGGCGGCGGCAAGGACGTCCTCGACTTCGCCAAGGCCGCCCAAGACCTCATGAACGAGGGCTGGACGTCTCACCCGGAGCTGGCCTGCTTCGACTCCTGGGACGAGGTTCAGATGTACGTGCAGCAGGACGAGCAGGGCGGCGACCTCCGCCTCCTCGTCTCCCTGATCGACGAGTTCACGGTCGAGGTCATCATCGACGCGCTCGGCAACATGCCCCGCGAAGACGCCGCCGACCTCGTGCTCTCCACGGCACACAAGGCGAAGGGCCGCGAGTGGGACCGCGTGCTCATTGCCGACGACTTCCCCGCCGAGCCGAAGGGTGAGGAGCTTCGCCTCCTCTACGTTGCGGTCACGCGGGCCCGCCTGGCGCTGGACATCAGCGCCGTCGAGATCCTCGTCGCTGGTGCCTCCGGCGTCGAGGACGGCTCCGCTGCCTCCTCCATTGCAACCGACGCTCCGGCGTCGGGTGAGGGCGCGGAGTCCGAGGACGGAACGAGCCCGGTCGCTTCGGCTGCCGGGCCCGTCCCCGCCGTCGACGCCGACGTCGCCGCCATCCGCTTCCGCCTCGACGCCATCGAGGATCCCATCGTCCGGGCCTCCGTCGCTGGCGCCCTGGCCCGCATCGAAGAGCGGCTCGCCTCATGACCGCCTTCCAGACACACGAGCGGGCGCCGGGCTGGGACGAGTACCGGCTCGGCGTCTACGGGTCGCACGACGGCTACGTCGTCGTCGCCCCCTCTGCCTCCGCGTTCGACGAGCCCGACATCTGGGACATCCACCTCCACGTCTGCGGTGCCGGGACGATCCAAGAGATCACCGGCCTCGACGTCGCGCAAGCGCTGGCGCTCCACCTCTTCGAGACGCTCATGCCGATGCAGAAGCTCGCCCGTGCCCGCTCCGAACAGCGCCACGCCGAGCACGAGGCGCGCCGCGCCGTCCGCGACGAGGAGGAACGGCCCGCCCGCGAGCAGGCTGCCCGCGAGGCGAAGAAGCGGCTCGCCGCTGCGCCGGTCGAGGAGGCTGCGAAGTGTCCTGAGTGCGGACACGTCGATGAGTCCGAAGAGTTCGAGGAGCGCGGCTACGAGTGCGGGTCGGACGGATCGACCGGCCGCGGCGAAGAGGGCCGCCGCTGCGACCAGTGCAACAAGTTCCGGGCTCGCATCTCCGACCTCTCCTGCCCCTCCTGCGAAGCCCCGCTCGAATCAACCGAGGCCGTCTCCGTCAAGTGGGACGGCCGTGACCCCCACGAGGTGACCTGATGCTGAAGAACATCACCGTCTCGTTCGACGAGCTGGAACGGCGCCTGTTCGAGACGATCTCCTCTCCATCCATCCTGGGAGGCCCTGAGAGCGACGAGAAGGGCACGCACCCGCGTCTGCGGCTAGTCCGTCGCGCGGCGCAAGGCGAGCCCCTGAGCGGCGTAGAGCTGGCCGCGCTGAAGCGGTCGCTCGAAGAGGCGACGGCGGAACGCGAAGCAAACTACGACGCCGCGAAGGCGGCCGGGAACGACGACCTCGCCTCCGCGTTCAAGACGTGGCTCGATCCGCTCGGTGAGGCCTGGGGCCTCGTCTGCAAGGCGGAAGCCGTCTCGCTCGGCGGTGCAGCATGAGGGCTATGACGTGGCGCGTCTCTAAGCGATCGTTCGTCGACAAGGAGACGCCGCCTCGTCTGCTCGTCGTCCAAGGCAGGACGCGCCGAGATCTAAACGAGGCCGTCATGCACTCCATTACCGGCCTCCTGCCGCGCGACCAAATAATCATCGAGATCACGTCCTACGACGAAGGGAGAACCACATGAGCAGCATCAACCGCGTCATCCTCGTCGGCCGCCTCACCCGCGACCCCGAGCTCCGCCACACCCCGGGCGGCACGCCCGTCTGCAACTTCAGCCTCGCCGTCAACTCCCGGGAGAAAGACGACTCCGGCGAGTGGGGCGAACGGGCCGACTTCTTCGACATCACCGTCTGGGGCAACCAGGGCGAGAACTGCGCCCAGTACCTCGCCAAGGGCCGCCTCGCCGCTGTCGACGGCAACCTCCGCCAGGAGCGCTGGGAGAAGGACGGCCAGAAGCGGTCGAAGGTCACGATCACTGCCCGCCAGGTCCAGTTCCTCGACTCCGGCGACCGCGACGGCGACACCGGCGGCGGCTACGACGGAAGCCAAGAGTTCGTCCCGGCCGGGTCGGGGCAGGCGGCCGTCGACGACGACATCCCGTTCTAATGCCAGCCTCGAAGAACATCGAGCGTGCCCGCCGCGGCGCCGCCTGGCTCGACGAGAAGCTCGGCCGCGGCTGGCGCCGCAAGATTCGGCGGCGATCCCTGCGTATGGAGCAGGGGTATATGCACCGGGGCGAGTGCGGCTGCATCCTCGCCCAACTCGACCTCGCCCGCGGCGGCAACGCCTCCGGCAACGGCGACTTCGCCCGGCTCGCCGAAGACCTCGGGATGACAGCCCTCGTCTCGCACGGCTTTGTCGCTCACGGAAGCGCCGACGGGCTGACCCGGTACGACGAGCTGACGGAGGCATGGCGCGAGGTGTTGCGCGATGGCTAAGACGGGCTCGATCCGGTCGAGTGAACTCCGCGGCCGCGACCACTGGGACGCCGCCCCGATCATTGCGGAGGACGCGATCTATCCACGCGACGACGAGCATCGCTACCGCATCTACGCACGCCACGGCGAAGAGGTCGAGGTGCTCGCGGTCGCGGGCTCGCCGGGCGCACTCGGCGTCGCCATCGTCCAGCTCGACGAAGACGAGCGCGACCGCGGCCGCCGCCTGGTCGACCTCGGCGCCATCGGCGTCCTCGATGCTGTCATGGGCCGCTGGATCATCATGCCGTGGCACCGACCCGAGATCCCGACGACGGTCGGCCCCTCCCCGGAGGAACTGCTCGGCCGCCTGTACGCGGCCGGGTGGAGGATCGCCGACGACGGCGACCCGTACCGGCCCGACGAAATGGAAGGAGGTGCACGATGAGGAACGTCGTCGTCAAGACGGTGAAGGGTGAGCGGGCCGCCCGGCGGCTGATTGCGAAGATGACTCGTCGCGGCTACCGCCTCGACCAACAATCGACGCGGAAGGTCGCGTGGCGGTTCTGGCTCGGCCCGTTCACGCGCCAGCAGAAGCACACGCTCACGTTCGTCCGGGCGGCACATTGACCCCGTCCCCCTCTGCGCGTATCCTGCTACGCCTCAGTGAACGGCGCTCTAAGCCCCACCAACCGAGCGGACGGCTCCTCGCCCATCCTGACGGGGCCCGCCAGCTCTCCGGCGCTCTGAGCGCGTCGGAACGGTATGGAACACATCGCATCTGACCACGAGTTCGTCGAGGACGGCCGCCGCGGCTGCGGGCCCGGCTGCCAACTCGTCGTCCAGTCCTGCCGGTGCGGCCTCCAGCGGCGCCTCCGCGTCATCGACGGCACCGTCCGCAACGTAGAGGTCAAGCCGCCCGGCGGCTGGCAATGGCACGACGCCGTCTCGCTCCTCCGCGTCAACCTTCCCTACATGCTCTGCCCCCGCTGCGCGGGCTCGGGCTGTGACCGCTGCCGTGGCCTCGGCATCATGGAAATCGTGAAGCCACGCGCATCTACTGATGCAAGTAGGCCCTCGTGAAGGGCGGAGAGACAAGGCGTGCTGTGAGGGATCGCGTGCGGGCGGCGCTCGACAAGGAGGCTAGGCGTCCCGACGATCGCCTTCGACGGCGAGTGGAACGCTGGCTCAGGGAAGGGTCGTCGTCGTGAGTGTCCAGTCGGCGGTCGCCGCGGCGCTGCGCCCGTTCTGGGGTTGCGTCACCGTGTCCGAGTCTCCGGTCGACGAGACGGAGACGCCATCGGGGCTCGTGCTGCCGATGAAGCACGAAGCCGACGACGGCATCCTGCGTGGCGTCGTCCTCCACTGCTCGGACCGGGCGGCCGCCGGGCTCACGTGTGACGCCGCCGACCAGCTTGTCCCGGGCACGGTCGTCTACTACTCGGCGATGGCGGCCCTGAAGATCGCGGGCGTCACGATCCTCCACCACTCCGACGTGCTCGCCTACGAGGAGGAAGACGGATGACCTGGAAGGCCCGGTTCGTGGACATGCGCTTCGACCAGTTCGAGTCGACCGTCTGGGAGAGGCTCGTCGCCTCCGGAATGGCGAAGGACGACGCGACCTCGGAGATGGTTCGCCGCCGCGACCTCGCCGCCGCTACTCCTCCCTGCGGCTACTGCGGGTCGCTCGGCTGGACGATCCGCGAATATGGCCGCGTCACCCACAAGCAGAACTGTCCGCACCGCACCGACCCGTGGCATCAAACCGACCCCCACCCCGAGGAGAATCATGGCTCGAACCGTTGATCTGGCGATCAGCCGCGAGGAGCTGGCGGAGCTACTGCTCTCCGGCGAGATCTGCGACGTGATCGGCTCGCCCGCCGCCGTGAACTGCTCGCGCTGCGGCCGCCCCTACGACGAGCATCCGCACTCCGCTACCGAAGCCCGCACCATGCGCGCCCAGGGCCAGACACATTCGCTGCACGCCTTCCGCACCCAGAACGACGTCGGCCTCTGGCTGACCGGTCGCCGCGTCGACGGCCTCCTCTACGAGCCCGACGGGAAGTGGGACCGTGGCTGATCGCCCAATCGAGGGGTTCGAGCAGATCCTCCGCGGCCAGCTCGAAGAGACGGGCCGCCCACTCAACCCGACGTTCAAGGACGTCCTCTCGGGCTGGGTCGACCCGACCGCCCGCGCCTTCTTCAAGCCGGACGGCGAGACGATCACGCGCCGCGAGCGGACGCTCGTCTCCGTTTCCAGCTACTACGTCGCCGAGGGGTTCATGGGCGCCCTCACCCCGCTCGCCATGCTCCAGTGGGCGATTGCGATGCTCACGTTCCTCGGCCTCACCGACGATGAGCTGACGCACGGCTTCCAAGGGATCGACGTCGATCCGTGGGGCGAGCTGGCCGAGCTGCCCGCCGAGGCGCGCGAGGAGTTCGGCCGCGCCCTCTGGCATCTCGGCGAGGGCCTATCGAAGGCAGGCCTCGATGGCTGAGCGCGTCGTCCTCCTCGGCCCCCAAGACATCGAGGCGAAGCAATGCGCGGCGTTGGAGATGACGGCTCTCGACGCGGACGCGCTCCGCGAGGGCGGCGTCGTCAGGGTGCGCCTCGCCCAGTTCTCCGGCGACGTTCGCAACGCGACGGTGCTCGACCTCACCGACGAGTACATCAACCGGCACGGCTCCCTGGAGAAGGCGTGGGAGCAGATCGACGGGTTCCTCGCCCACATGCGCTCGGTTCGCCGCGTCCGCGTGAAGACGCCGATCCCTCTCTGGAACGGCGGCCGCCGCACCTACACCGACGACCACCGCCTCGTCCCCGAGACGGGTGACCTCGCCCGCGTCCTCAAAGACATCACTCTCTCGTCCCGCGACGCGACCCTGGCCGCCGACCAGAACGTCCTCATCGACGGCGTCTCCGACGACGGCACCTTCGTCACCATCAAGTGGCGCGACGCCGAAGGCACGCACCTCCTCGCCGTCGCCGCAACCGAAGTGGAGGCCATCCCATGAACGACCCCCGCGCCGACCGCCGCGAGATCCGCCACCTGAAGCGCCGCCTCCGCGGGCTCCGCTGGGCCTGCCGCCTCCACACCCACCTCAACCACGACTACAGCCTCGACATCGGCGAAAACCTCAAAGCCTGCCGCTACTGCTACACCCCCAACGCCTACCTCGGCGAAGGATTCGGCGTCCGCCTCCGCCGCTGGCGCAACGCCACCCGCATCGCCGAACAAGACGGCGCCATCCAAACCCCCACCCAAGACCCCGAAGTGGAGGCCGAACCCGGCGTCGGCGGGACAGGGTGGGACACGGCTACGCGCGCGAGGTCGTCGTCGTGAGTGCTGCGGAGCAGGAGGAGCCGCGCGAGCGGGAGCAGCTCGTCACGGTGCATGAGTGGGGCGAGCCGTGGCAGGGCCCGTTCTTGGAGGCGCTGGCGCGGATGCCGAACGTGGCGGCGGCGTGCCGGGTCGCCGGTGTAGGCCGGTCGACGGTGTACCGGCACGCGAACGACGAGCCGGTCTTCCGCAATGCCTGGCGGGAGGCGGTCGACATCGGCATCGACCTGATGGAGCGGATAGCTCATCAGCGCGCGACGACGGGCTGGGAGTCGGAGGAGACTCGGCGGACGGTGAAGCGTGCGCTGAACGAGCGGGGCGAGCTCGTGACGATCGAGGAGCAGACGGTGACGGTCACCCGCAACGAGGTGTCTGACCAGTTGATGGTCCGGCTCCTGGCGGCGTATCGGCCGCGCCGGTTCCGGGAGCAGGTCGAGCATCATCTCGGCCCTGCGGACGAGTTGGAGTCGACGCAGCCGGTCGGCCCCGAGGATGACGGCATCCATCGCCGCCCGACGCCGGAGCGGGCTCGCGAGCTGGCCCGTATCGCGTTGGAGTTGGAGGCGGGGCCGCCCGTCGTCGACGGCAACGGCAAGCCGGGAGATGCCGAGTGAGGGGCTGGGGCGAGCTCCTCCTGCTCGTCGGGCTGCCGCTCGCGGTCGCGGGCGTGCTGATCGGCCTCGCCTATGGCTGGGACATCCTGCCGTGACCGGGTACGGGATCGCCGGTGTCACCATCGGCGTCGTCGCGTTCGCCGTCGTCGGCTGGCTCGTCTGGACTGCCGTCCGCATCGTCGCGCTGGAAGTACGAGACCGGCCCCGGCCTCGGCCTCCGCTGGTCGACGATCCGGCCGACCGCCGCGCCGCCGCCGTCGCCGCCGCCTACGTCGCCGGGAAGTTCGGCTACGACGAGTTGGAGTGGCGCATCCTGCTCGCCCTCGTCCCGCCGCCGCCCGACCGTGACGCCCAGACTCGGAACTGGGAGCTGGCGCAGAAGGCGGCGCAGGAACGCATGATGGAGCCGGTCGACGTCAGCGGCTTCGTCGCCGGTCGCGTGGTCGTCGCCTCCCCGACGCACTCGAAGCCGTGGAGCGCGGCCCCGGCGACGGACTCGGTCCCCTGGTCGGCCGCCCCGCCGCACTGCCGGTACCACGAGCTGCACTCCGGCTCGGGCTACATCGGAACCGTCTGTGACTGCGGCCACGACATGGCGATGCACTACGACGGCGGCTGCGCCGACTGCGACGCCGCCCACCGCAGGGTGGCGCCGCCGAAGCCAATCGACGCCGCGCGCAGCGTGCGTCCGGCCACCCGCCAATCACACGGATAACCCGCCTCGCTCTTGCCGTGTCGGCGCGAACCCGTCGTAGAGTTCGCCTCGTTCAACCGTCAACCTACGAAGGGAGCACCAATGACGGAGCAAGTAATCGAGGACCGCTCTGGCCGCCCGCACGTCGTCCCCGATACGTACGTGCCGACGATCCACGGCGAGCCGCACAGGGGCTACCTCCACGACGGCTCGACGCTCGACCAGGCGGAAGGCACGACGGCTTCCTCCGAGACGGCGACGGCGCGCCGGGAGGCGCTGGGCCAGGTCAGTGACGGCAGCCTCGCCCTCAACGACCTCTTCCAGATGGCCGACAGCGAAAGCGGCGACTCCGGCCGCGTCATCGGCCACATGCACATCCGCGCTGCCCTGCTCGCCCTGCCCGGCATCGGCGAGAAGAAGGCGGACGCGATCCTCACCGAGGTCGACGTCGAAGGCGACCGTCACATCGCCACGCTCGGCTCCAACCAGCGTGACCAGCTCGTCCAGGCCGTCGCCGAGCACCAGTAGCCCCCGGGTTCGGGCGCCGGGCTCGTGTCCGGCGTCCGGCCCTGCTAGCCTCGGCGTCCTCATGTTTCCGGTGCTCCGCGTCTACCACTGGCAGGCCAACGCCGACTCCAAGCCGGAGGCGCCCTCGTGCGCGCTCATCGGTACGAGCGGCACCGGGAAAATGGAACCAGCGGATACCTGCATCGGGAGGGCGCTAAGGGGCAGGCAAGCCTCTCGCGCCCTGTAGCCACTCCGACCTCGGGAGCCACCGATGACGAAGCCGCCTGCGGGGCGGCTCCGGCCGTTCCGCCTCAACGACGTCCCGCTCGACCTTCGCCTCGCCGCCGCGAAGCACGCGCACGTGGCCGTGCTCCCCGACGATGTCGCCGATCCCCATGATCGCCTCTTCGCCGCGTTGGCCGCCCCCGCCAACACTGGCCTCCGTGACCAGCTCGTCCGGGTCGCTCGTACCCCGTCGGAGCGCGTCTACTGGATCCCCGCCACCGCCTGGACTCGGGTGATGGGCCGTGAGCCGTAGCGTCCTGCTCGCCAACCACCCGGTCCGGGAGGCCGTCGCCCGCGTCGGCGTCAACCCGACCCTCATCGTCCAGCGCGGCAAGGGCTGGATCAAGTGCCGCGAAGAGGGCGCCTGCCGCATGTGCCGCCGCCCCGACAAGATCCGGCCGCTCACCCGCCACCACCTCGTCCCGCTCTCGTGGTTCCGGGCTCGGCCCCGGTTCGCGCCGCTCCGCAACGCCGACGCGAACATCGTGCCGCTCTGCGAGCCCTGCCACAAGCAGGTCGAGCGCAGGTCGCCGCCGCACGCCCGCATCGAGCTGCGCCGCCTCCTCTACCCCGTCGAGGTCGCGTTCGTCCTCCAGACCGCCGGACGGCCCTGGCTCGACTGGCGCTACCCGACCGGCAACCCGCCCCGGTTGCGCGTCTCGTCTTCGCCGGGCTGGGGCTCCGGCGCCTGATCCGTCCGCCCGCCCGCGTAGCCTGATACTCCGCATGGAGGTGAAGGCAACCGCAGCCGGGCGCGCGCTCGTCCGCATCGTGCCCCAGCCGGGCCCGCTCGCCACGGAATGCTGGCAGTGGCCGGGCGCGAAGAGCACCGCCGGGTACTCGTACGTCCGCGTCGGGCGTCGCGTCGTGACGCTGCACCGGCTCCTCTACGAGGTCATCCGTGGCCCCGTCCCGTCCGGCCGCGAGCTGCACCACCGCTGCGAAGACAAAGGGTGCGTCAACCCGCACCATCTGGAGCCGCTCAGGAAGCCCGTGCACGGCCTCCGCCACCGGCGGAAGGTCTGCGTCCACGGCCACTCGCTCGCGGGCCGTAACCGGCTCCGGGGCGGCCACGGCTGCCGTCGCTGCTACCGCGAACGCAAGAAGCGCCGCTACCACGTCCTCCGCGAGGCCGGGTTCACGGCTGCCGCCGCCCGGAACCGCGCGTAAGCTCCCAATCCGAAGGAGACGCATGCGCCTCTTCCACCGTCCCACCGTTCTGCGCGTGACCGCCCGCTCCGCCGACACGCCTACGACGCGCGCCGTCAACCTCCACCCCGGCGACACGTACGTCCTCCACAACGCGGGCCTTCCGACGTTCAAGATCGTCTTCACCCAAGACGACGGCCTGGAGCTAATCCAGATCGCCCCTTCGCTCGCGGCTGACCCGGCCGCCCTGCGCCGCTGGGCCGAGTTCGTCGAGGCGAACCAGTGAGCCGCGCCGGTGCCGCGACGGGCCCGACCGCGAAGAAACGCGAGCTGCACGCCCGCCTCCAATCTGCCGTCGCCGAATACCAGGCCGCCGAGGCCCCGGCCCCGCCCCCGCTGCCACCCGAGGTCGAAGTCCAGTTCCGCGCGCAACGCCTCTACGGCCTCTGCAAGGCCGAGATCGTCCGCCACTATCCGCCGCTCTGGCCGCCCGAAGCGGTCGGCATGAGCCTCGCCGAGCAGTGGCTCCAAGACATCTATCGTCGGATGCAGGAGGCCGCGATCACGGCGGCTACGACCGAAGCTGAAGCACGCGAGCGCGCCGCCGCCGTCGGGCTCATCCTTCCTTCATGAGCGACGAGACGGAACACGACGCCGTCCTCGCCGACGTCGTCCGCCTCCACCCGGAGCGCGACCTCACCGACGAGGACGCCCCCGTCACGACGAGGCCGCGCGATCCTGGCTACTGCCCGCACCGCCGCATCGCTCTCGACCACGAGCTGCACCGCGTCGTCTGCCGCGACTGCGACAAGGAAGTCGACCCGTTCAAGTACCTCGCCCGGCTCGCCTCCGACTGGGAGCGGTACGCAACGCACCGCAAAGAGGCGAAGCGCCGCGCCGACGAAGCTCACGAGCGCCTGGTCGAGCTGCTCCGTCTCGAAGACAACGCCCGGGCTCGCCTCTCCCGCCTCGACCCGGTCGCCGCGAAGAAGGCGCTCCGTCGTCCGTGGGGCCACGGGAGCACGGACTTCTGATGGCCGCTCGGCCCGGCCATCATCGCCCGCTCGGAACCACGGCCCGGATGCGGTTCTCGGACTGGCCCGCCGACGCAGGGAAGCCGCTGCTCGGCGACGTGATCGCGCAGACGCCCGGGCCCTCCGGCAACCCCGACTCGCTCCAGCGTGCCTACCGCGTGGTCGGCGTCGAAGAGACGCGCACCGGCTACCGCCTGGTCGCCGAGCGCATCGCGTACGCCTTCGCCTTCGACCTCGACTGGCTGTTCTTCAACGTGCCGCGGCGATGACGCCCGAACGCGAATCCGAGATCCGCGAGCTCGCCGCTCGCTTCACTGCGCCGGGCAGCAAGCACGCCCGCATCGGCGCCGTCCTCGTCGAGCTGCTCAACGAACTAGACGACGCCCGCATGCGAGGGTTCTGGCTCACGCCGCCGCGCATACCGCGCAGGAAGAAGCGGCGCCGGTGAACGCCGTCTTCCGCGATCCCGACGTCACCCTCTACCAGGGCGAGGCTCTCAACGTGCTCTACCACCTCGAAGGCGAGCCGGTCGACGCGGTCGTCACCTCGCCTCCGTACCTCGACGCCCGCGACGACGTCGCCAGCTTCAACCTCCTCCATCGGTACCTGGAATGGGCGCAGGGCTGGCTCGTCGCTCTCGGCCACGGAAGCATCTGCTCGCCGTCGGCGTCGCTGATGCTGAACATCGGCCGTCTCCACCGCGGCGGCGAGGAGGTTCCGTTCGCCGACGAGCTGCGCCGGGTCGCGTGCGCGTCGGGCTGGCGCTGGTTCGACACGCTCGTCTGGCACAAAGTCAACGGCGGCGGCGGTAAGGCGTCCCCCTATCTTCTCGACCGTCACGAGTACGTCTACTGGCTCGTGCGCGGCACCGATCCGTACACCGGCTTCGACGAGGCCCGCCAGCCGTACTCCCCGGCGACGCTCGCCCGCTACCGACGCCGCTGGGGCCCGCACGGCGGCGTCGTCAAAGGCAAGGCGAACGAGCCGCACCGCGACCGCGAGGCCCACCCCGGCGGCGCCCTCCCCGGCAGCGTCTTCACGAGTTCGGTCGGCGCCGAAAAGGGCATCGAACATCCGACCCCGATGGCGCTCGACCTCGCCCTCCACCTCATCCGGCTCTCCTGCCCGCCCGGCGGCCGCGTCCTCGACCCGTTCGCCGGGTCCGGCACCACGGGTGTCGCCGCGCGCCTGCTCGGCCGCCGCGCCGTCCTCATCGAGCTGGACGAAGGCCACTGCCGGGAGGCGGCCTCCCGCCTCGGCCAGCAGACGCTCGACCTAGAGCGCGCGGACCAAGACGAGGACGAGCACGACGATGATGGCGATGATGAGGATCGTGTAGAGCATGGCACCGTGCTCCCCGGCCTCGCCGATCCGGAAACGCTGGGCTAGCCTCCCTCGATGGCGTCCGTCACAGAGCTGCAAGACGAGCTGGGCACGCTCCGCCTGCCCCGCAAATACGTCCCCATCGAGCCGCACGCGAAGCAGGACTGGTTCCTCCGCGTCCCCGAGTTCGAGGCGTTCTTCGGCGGCGCCGCCGGGCCGGGCAAGAGCTGGGCCCTCCTCATGGCCGCCCTCCAATACGTCGACGTCGCCGACTATCACGCGCTCCTCTTCCGGCCGACCCTCACCGAGTTCGAGCAGCAGGGCGGCCTCATCGAGCTCTCCCACAAGTGGCTCGGCCCCTCGGATGCCTCCTGGAACGGCACCAAGCGCCAGTGGACGTTCCCGTCCCGGGCCTCAATCAGGTTCGGCTACCTCCGCACCGAAGCGCACCTCTCCCACTATCCCGGCGGCGGCGTCTCGTTCCTCGGCTTCGACGAGCTGACCCTGTTCACCGAGCAGCTCTACCTCGGCGTCTTCCGCCTCCTCCGCCAGGCGCTCGGCGGAAGCCTGGAGAACGTGCCGCTCCGCGTGCGTGGCGCGTCGAACCCGGGCAACGTCGGCCACGGCTGGGTCAAGGGCCGGTTCATCGACCCCGACACGCGCGAGCCGGGCGCCGTCTTCGTCCCCGGCACCATCCACGACAACCCGTCCCTCGACTACGACACGTACATCAACACGGTGCTCGGCCATATGCACCCCGTCGATCAGATGCGCCTCATCCAGGGCGACTGGGACGTGATGGAGGAGGGCGGCAAGTTCAGGCGCGGCGACTTCATCATGATCGACGAGAACGCCGCACCGGAGCCGGTGCAGCTCGTCCGCTACTGGGACCTCGCCGCCACCGAGCCGTCCCCGTCGAATCCCGACCCGGACTGGACGGTCGGCCTCCTCTACAGCGGTGACCCCGACGGCGGCTTCACCGTCCGCGACATCGCCATGACCCGCTCCAACGACGACGAAGTCGAGAAGCTCGTCCAGCAAACCGCGAAGGAGGACGGCACCGGCGTGTCCGTCTACATCGAGCAGGACCCCGGCCAGGCCGGGAAGGCCCAGATCACGAACTATGTCCGCCGGGTGCTGCGCGGCTACCCCGTCCACGCCGGGTCGACGCGGATCCTGGGGCGGCCCGCTGCGAAAGAGGTGCGCGCCTCCGCGGTCGCCGCCGCGGTCGGAAACGGCCTCGTCCGCCTCGTCCGCTGCCAGAACCACCGCGAGTTCCTCGGCCAGTGCGCCATGTTCCCGAACGTCGGCGTCCACGACGACTGCGTCGATGCCCTCTCGGGCGCCCACAACGCCGTCACGCAGCGCGGCGGCACAACCACCATCAGCGTGCCCCGCCGCCGCATGACGCCCCCGGACAGGTCACGGGAGGCCGTCAACCGCTCCTCCGGCTACGTCGGCTAGCCCGGTTGCGCCCATCCGGCGGCTCGCGTATCCTGATACCCCGATGCCTTCTAGGGGACGCTACGGCCCAACCTCAAAACGGCTTGCTCTAGCCAAGCGCGTTCGCGTCCTCACCGAAGTAGAGGGCCGCACCGCCGCCGAGGCCGGAGCAATCCTCGGCATCAGTAGAGGCTACGCGGCCGCGCTCCGTACCGACCCGGACGGCGAGAAGGAACGCGCCCGAAAAGACTCCTACCGGAAGCCGTGCCCCGACTGCGGTGAGCTGATGTCCGGCCAGGACGGACCCAACCATCCGCCCGCTCACTGTGCCAACTGCGCCCCCAACCACGTCGTCACGATCTGGCCGCCCGAAGAGATCATCGCCGCGTTCAAGAAGTTCTACGAGCTGATGGGACGCACTCCGGCCGTCACCGACACCGGTATTGGCCTAACCCCCAGCGTCATCGGGAAACTCAGCCCGGAGCGGGTCGCCGAGGCCCGGGAATCCACGCGACGCGTACCGCTTCCGCGCCCCTCGTTCGTCTACCGCCACTTCGGGACATGGCAGGCCGCCCAGGACGCAGCCGGAGTTCCACGCAGCCAATCTGGCGGGCCCGCCCATCGTGGCCCGCCGCGCATGAGGGGACGCGACGTCGAGTTGGTCACGGCTATCGCTCACGGTGCCGAGACGATCCCGGCCCTTAGCGAAGCCACCAGCCGCACTGTTCCGAGTCTCCGGGTTTCGGTTCGTCGTCTTGTCCGGCAAGGGCTACTCGTCAACCTCAACCCCGGCCGCGACTTCCCCGGCCGCTACGTCGTCACCAACAACGAAGGAGAGAAGATGTCCACACGCCCCTACGTCGTCCTGCACCGCAACGGCGACGAATCGTGGACGGTGCATCCCACCGCCGCCCATAGCTCCGATCTCGCCATCGAGAAGATCGCCAACGGAACCGACGGGGACGCGGGCCTCGGGGAAGGCGAGTACGTCGCGCTCGGCGAAGGCCAGTGGGACATCCGCATCGTCGGCCCCACCACTCGGCTCGTCGTCACGCGCAACTAACGGTTCAAGGTCCTGTTCAAGAAGGAAGAAGAACCGGCACCGGCGTAGCCCGAAGGCTCCGCTCTTGGGCGAGGTGCGAAGGCGTCTCTGGCCGCCCGCCGTCGGAGCTGCCGGAAGCCGTCGTACCCTTCCCCTCGTGCTCGACGCGCTCATCGACGCGGTCATCGACGGACTCAACCATCTCCTCCGCCGGTTCGACCGCTTCAACGACCTGTTCGAGCGGCTCGTCACCGCCGTCGAGAAGGCCCTCGATGATCGCTGACCGCGGTAAGGTCCGGCCGCCAACCGAAAGGAGCACCTGAATGGAAACCGTCACCCTCGTTCTTGACGAGCACGTCGTCTCCGGCAAGCGGCTGGGCCGCCACGTCGAGCACGACCCGCGCTCCCGCGACTACGCCTACGAGGCGAAGGTCGCCACCCTCATCGACGTCGTCCACAAGCGCCACGGCGGCATCTTCGACCAGGGCCAGCTCGGCTCGTGCACCGGCAACGCCGCCTGCGGCGCCAAGAACACGGAGCCCTTGTACCACTCGGGCTCGACGCACCTCATCGCCGAGGCCGGTGCCGTCGACATCTACTCGCTTGCGACGCGCCTCGACGGCGTTTCGGACGGCTACTACCCGCCGACCGACACCGGCTCGTCCGGGCTCGCGGTCGCGAAGGCGATGAAGCAGGAGGGCATGATCGGCTCCTACAGCCACGCCTTCGACATCGACGCCGCCCTGGCCGCCCTCCAGGCTGGGCCGATCATCACCGGCGTCAACTGGTACGAAGGGTTCGACACGCCGGACGCGAACGGCCTCGTCAAGATCGCCGGGCAGATCCGCGGCGGCCACGAGCTCGTCGGCCGCGGCTACGTCTCGGCGCCGAACCCCGACGACGCCCTCATCCTCCTCGACAACTCGTGGGGCCTCGGCTACGGCAACGGCGGTCACTTCTACTGGACGGTCGCCACCTGGAAGAAGCTGCTCGCGCAGCAGGGCGACGTCACGATCCTCGGCGCCTGAGATGGGCGACCTAGTCCAGTTCCCCGAGGGCGGCCGCCGCAAGGCCGCCCCCGCGCCGCCGGAGGTGTCGGTCATGTTCTGCGCGGCGTGCGGCAAGGAGCGCCGCTGGCACGTCGCCGCCGCCTACCCGGGCCCGTGCGAGTGCGGCGGCCGCGTCTTCACGAGCGACCCGAACCTCGGCGTCGGCGCCGCCGACCACGTCCAGGTCCTCGGCGTCGTCTCGTCGGTCCCCGTCGAGGTCGTCACCGGCCCCGTCCAGGTCACCTTCGGAGACCCGGCGCTCTGGACGTTCGGGAACGGCTCGTGATCTACCACTACTTCGGGCTCGTCTTCGGCTTCCTCCGCCGCCGCGTCGTCCTCGTCTCCGCCCACCTCGACGTGCCCGGCGCGCACGCCGCCGTCTGGGCCGGATGCAATGCCGCCGAGAACAAGAGCTGGGTTCAGGGCGGCGTGTTCCTCGACGACGCCCGCGCCCTCACCCCGTCCGTCTACATCGAGGAGAAGGGCCCCGACGTCCGCAACGGCTACCAGCTCTACTCGTGGCCGATGGCCCGCTTCGGTGTCCCCGTCCACGTCACCCTCACCCGCCGCCGCCGCACGCACCAGTGGCGCGTCGAGGTCAAGTGGAAGGAGCAAGACGTGCCCGGCCGTCTCGTCACCCGGTCGAAGCGCAGCCAGTGGATCGAGGTGCGGAACCCGACCATCGACGCCGACCTGGAACTGCTCGGCCCCTCCCGCGCGGTCGCCCGCATCGGCTACCGCCTCGTCACCGGCGTCGGCAAGAAGTAGCCGGGCCCCGGCGTAGCCTTCCCGGCATGGAGGCGCCAGCCGCTATCAAGCAGAACCCCAACGCGACGTTCGTGCTCGCGTCGACGCCGCTCACCACCCTCATCGTCTGGGCCGCTCTGGAGGTCGGGCTCGTCATGCCGCAGTACGTCGCCGCAGCCGTCGCGACCGTCGCCGTGTCCGGCCTGCTCGTCTTCCGCCGCGGCATCCAGGCGGCCACCGCCGCCGTCTGGACGTTCGGGATCGTCGGGTGCTGCCGCCGCCTCTGGAAGGGCGCACCGCCCGCCTAGGCGAGCCGTCCGGGTCGCGGTCGACAATCCTCGGCGTGACCGACGACCTCGACCTCGTCGCCCCGACCCGGAGCGAACACTGGGCGGCCGAGCTCGTCGAGCGCGGCATGGACACCGCCCACGCCGAGATGCTCGCCGGGATGGAAGGCGTCGACCTACACGCCGTCGTCGAAGCGCTCGACGCCGGATGCTCGCCCGCCGTCGCCTGGGACATCTTCAGCTAGCTCCTCCTGCTCGCCCTTCTCGGCCAGCTGGTCGTACCCCTGGTCGGCGAGCACGAGCCAGAGGAGGAGGGTCGTGATCCTGGCCCACCAGCTTCCGCTGAACGGCGGCAACCATCCGGCGCCGGTGCCGACCGCCCCCGCGATCCCCGTCAGCAGGAACGCCCAACTCACGAACGGTCGCGCCCACCCGAACGCCACGAGGAGGAGACGGTCCGGCCGCATGGGCCCTCGTCTACCCGGCCGGGCTCGGGTTCACCCCTGCGCGCGTCCCGCGTAGCCTGATACGTCCGGCCGCGGGGCTAGGGTGCTCGCCATGAATCCGACACCCGAAGACGTCCAAGCCAAGATCGACGCTGCCGTCGCTAACCTCGCCAAGACGACGTCGAGCTACCAGGCGATGGTGAAGAAGTACGGCGCTGACGTATCGAAGTGGCCGTCGACGAGCAACTGGGCGCTCGCGCTCGGCCTGCTCTCGGCCGCCCGCGCGGAAGCAGGCCAGCTCGTCGCGCCCGCCACCCCGCCTCCGCCGCCTCCGCCGCCTCCGCCTCCTCCGCCTCCTCCGCCGCCGTCTGGCGGTACGGGGCTCGGCCTGATCGCCTACGGCGGAACGCTGAAAAGCCGTCCGCACCTGACCGACGGCACCTACGACGCCGTCGTGGCCGACTGGGCCGACGCCGCGCTCCTCTCGACCGTCTCCGGCGACGGCTACGCCTACACCGTCACGACCGCCGGTGTCGCCGCGGCCAGCGCCGCCCAGTACGTCATCCTCGACCCGCTCAACAACAGCCCGCTCGCCGGGGCTCTCTCCCCGGACGAATACATCGCGAAGTGCGCCGCGTTGAAGGCCGCCCACCCCGGCCTCGAAGGCATCTTCCTCGACAACAACGTCCCCTACGGCAAGATCCTCAACCCGCCCGTCTCGGAGGCGCAGCTCATCCCGATCCTCCAGCACGTCGGCGCGGGCCTGAAGGCGCACGGCCTGAAGTGGCTGTCGAACACCGGCTCGTACGTCTCCGGCGACCACGGCTCCGACGACGGGTCGATCTGGCGCGACTGGGCGACGAAGATCGAGTCGGCGTTCGACCTCCTCCTCTTCGAGAACTGGCAGCAGGCCAGCTTCCACTCGCCGCCGCTCCGCCGCGTCCGCGGCACCGACGCCTGGTACAAGCACTGGGACGACTTCCAGAAGTGTGTCGGCGTCGTCCCCGGCAAGTTCATGGCCGCGACCTACGAGTGGGGCGGAGACACGATGTTCGGCACCTACGGTCGCGCGTCGATGCTGACCGCGCCCGGCGCCGATCCCGGCAACATCTTCTACGCCGCCGTCTCCAACAAGCTCGACCCCGCCGGGCAGCCGTGGCAGAAGCGCAACCCGACCCCTACCGTCGATCCGGTCGCCGGAACGGCGACCCTGTAACCCTCGGTGAAGCGCGTCCTCCTCACCGGTGCTGGCGGCTTCGTCGGCCACCACACGAACCATGAAAACTGAATCTCATCGCGAGAGCGGTCGCCTGTACGACAAGCGGCGCAAGGGAATGCCCGCGCGTCTCCGCCAACTGGCCGAGGTCCGTCAACGGCGTCACGTCCGCGTGCGCGTCGCCGTCATCGAGCTGTACGGCGGATGCTGCGCCTTCTGCGAGTGCGACCAGTTCGAGTTCCTCACCATCGACCACATCAACGGCGACGGCAAGGCGCACCGTGAAGAGATCGGCTCTCGCTACCGGGGCATCTACGACTTCCTCTTCCGGACGGAGTTCCGACCCGACCTCTACCGCATCCTCTGCGCCAACTGCCATCTCGCTCTGACGAAGTACGGCGTCGAGCCTGGCGGTGAACCGCTCCGGCCGCTCTCCTACTGGCGCGCGTTCGGTGCACTCCGCCGGGCCGCCAACCGGAGGGCATCGTGAAGCGGGTGCTGCTCACGGGTGCCGGTGGCTTCGTAGGGCACCATTGCTTGGAACATCTCCTCGTCAACACGGACTGGGAGATCGTCTGCCTCGACTCGTTCCGGCATCGCGGCAAGACCGACCGCATCCGCGAGGTCCTCGACGGCGTCGACCCCGGCGGCCGCGTCCGCGTCCTCACGCACGACCTCCGCGTCCCGATCAGCGAACAGCTCGACTTCGAGATCGGCGCCATCAACTACGTAATCTCGATGGCCTCCGACTCGCACGTCGACCGCTCCTGCTCCGACCCGCGCCCGTTCATCGAGTCGAACGTCGCGCTCGTGCTGACCCTGCTCGAATGGATGCGTCACCGCGCCCGTCTTGGCCCCGACGGAATCCAGAAGTTCATCCACGTCTCGACGGACGAGGTGTACGGGCCCGCCGTCGGCACGCACAACCACTACGAGGGCGAGCCGCACCGCCCCTCGAACCCGTACAGCGCGTCGAAGGCGTGCCAGGAAGACATCGTCTTCGCGTACTGGCGCACGTTCGGGCTGCCGGTCGCCGTCTCCAACACCATGAACATCATCGGTGAGCGCCAAGACCCCGAGAAGTTCGTGCCGCTCGTGCTGCGCGCCGTCCTCCGCGGCGAGGTCGTCAAGATCCATGCCGGGCTCGTCCCCGCGCTCGGCGAGCTGCAAGCTGGGTCGCGGTTCTACCTCCACGCCCGCAACCAGGCGGACGCCCTCCTCTTCCTCCTGCGGACGCAGCCGTTCCCCCGCTACGGGGAGGTGAAGGAGCCGGGCGCGACGATGGGCCGCTGGAACGTCGTCGGCGAGATGGAGATCGACAACCTGAACATGGCGCACCTGATCGCCGACTACGCCGGGAACGAGCTGCGGTACGAGCTGGTCGACTTCCACTCGTCCCGGCCCGGCCACGACCTTCGCTACGCCCTCGACGGGTCCAAGCTCACCGAGCTAGGCTGGACGCCGCCGATGCCGCTGGCGGAATCCCTACAGAAGACCGTCCGGTGGACCCTCGAACATCGGCACTGGCTCCTATGACCGGTCGCTACAACGTCCGCAACGGCAGGATCTTCGCCCAGGTCGAAGGCGAGGAGCGCGAGGTGACCACGGCGGTCACCTCGAACGGCCGCGACCTGGCCCAGTTCGAGGAGGCGCTCGCTCGGGCTCGCGCGCAACGCGAAGCTGCCCTCCGCGACCGCGCCTCGCTCACCGGCGTCGTCGATCCCGTCGACCGAACGTGATGGGGGATTTCCGCGTCGAGGTGGGCGGCATCGTCGTCAAGCCCGACGAGGTGCTCATCATCGTCGTCCCCGAAGAGACGACGCCCATGTTCGGCGACGAGCTCCGCAAGGCGCTCAACGGTGTCGGCCTCGAAGACCGGTCGCTCGTAATCCGCGGCGACGCGAAGCTCGCCACCGTCCCTCGCCACGCCGTATGACCGTCGGCGAAGCCACGTACGTCGACTATCCGCGCGTCACAACCGACCCCGGCCTCGCCGATCCCGACGACGACCTAACCGGCTGGTTCTGCATCTCCACCGACCCGTACCCGTGCCCGGCGCCCGGCTGCCCGTTCCTCGCCCGCTACATGACGGCCGCCCACCTGATCATCGTCTGGCCGCGCGACACCGACCCCGACATGCTCGCGCAGGCGGTCCGCTGCCGCGAGGCCGGACGCAACCCGAAGGTGCGCGAGTACGAGCGGTCGATGGGCAACTGCATCTCGTGGGACGCCTGGATCGCGTCGGGCCAGCGCGTCCACGCCTACGGCGACCGGCCCGACGGCTACCCGGCACGGTACGAGCGCCTGTGAACCGGTGCGTCGTCCTCGTCCCCGTGCTCGGCCGTCCCGGCCACATCGGCCCGCTCGTCAAGAGCCTCCGCGACTCCGGCGCGGACGCGCGCATCGTTCTCATCTGCAACCACGACGACCGCGCCACCATCGCCGCCTGCCGCCGCGCCCGCCGCGACCCCCTCATCGTTCCCTGGAAAGCCGACTACGCCGACTGGGCCCGCAAACTCAACCATGCCTGGCCGCTCGTCGACGAGGAGTGGCGCCTCCACGGCGCCGACGACATCCTCTTCCACCCCGGCTGGCTCGACGCCGCCATCAAGGTCGGCGAGCATCACGCTGCCTGCGTCGTCGGCACCAACGACCTCGGCAACCCGCGCGTCACCGCAGGCGTCCACGCGACCCATCAGCTCGTCCATCGCGACTACTGGGAATGCGGCACCGTCGACGAGGCCGGGAAGGTCGTCACCGAGGCGTACCACCACAACTTCGTCGACGACGAGTTCGTCCAGACCGCGATGAGCCGTAACACGTACGCCTCCGCGCTCGGCTCGCACGTCGAGCACTTCCATCCCGACTGGGGCAAGGCCGAGAACGACGAGACGTACGAGTTCGGCCGCAGCCAGTTCGGCCGCGACGCCGTCCTCTTCAACCAGCGGCGCATCCTCTGGGAGCCCGCCCTCCGCCGCTGCCGGAGCGTGCCGGTCGCATGACCCGCGTCAGCGTCCTCGTCTGCACGTACGGCTCCCGCGAGTGGAAGCTCCGCGGCGCCGCCACTGCGGCCCGCGTCGACTCGCACGAGGTCATCGCGCTCCACGAGCCCGACGCGACCCTGGCCGAGGTCCGCAACCTCGCCGCTGCCGCCGCCTCCTGCGACTGGCTCTGCTTCCTCGACGCCGACGACCGCCTCGACCTCGGCTACGTCGGCGCGATGCAGGCCGCGATCCGCACGGCGCGCCAGTGGCGCTTCGACGGCCACTCCGACCCGGAGAACCTCTACGTCCCGTCCGTCTCGTTCGTCTCCGGCGACGACTGCTCCGAACCGACGATCCCCGCCTGGGACCGCATCATCTACGACGTCAACTGCGCCGTCATCGGGACGCTCGTGCCGCGAGCCCTGTTCGCCCGCGTCGGCGGCTTCCACGAGTGGGAGGCGTACGAGGACTGGGAACTTTGGCTCCGCTGCATCGCCGCCGGGGCAAAGCTCGTCCCCGTCCCCGACGCCGTCTACTGCGCTCGCGCCGAGGACGGCACCGGCCGCAACACGCTCACGAACTACTCCTCCGAGTACGCCCGCATCCGGGCCCGCCACATGGCCGTCCCGGTGAACGTCTGGGTCGCTGCGAAAGCCGGATGAGGTATCTCCTCGTCGTCGTCACGCACGGCGCGAGCCTCCACCTCGACCGTGCCCTCCACTCCTTCAGCGAGTGGGTCACGCCGCGCCCCGTCCTCGGGCTCCTCTGGATCGACGGCCCCGACGTAGCCGACGCCGCCGTCTCGGCGATCCGCCACCACGGCGACTGGGTCGTCACCGGGTCGGAGGAGCAGCGTGGGTTCTGCAACACGTACACGGACGCCTGGGACGAGGCCGTAATCTACGCCGAACAGCACGACTGCGACTTCGTCTTCTGGCTGGAGTCCGACTTCCTCGTCCGGCGCTCCGTCTCCCTCGAAGCGCTCGCGGGCCTCCTCGCCTCCGACCACTCCCTCGCCCAGGTCGCGCTCATGCGGAACGCCTGCAACCCCGAGGAGGCCGCCGCCGGTGGCCTGTTCGAGTCGCGGCCCGGCGAATACTCGCCCGAGTCGTTCACCAACGAGACAGCCTCCGCCTCTCGCGTCCGCATCCGGGGCCACTCGTGGCTGCGGCACCGGTCGTACTTCACGACCAACCCGAACCTGATGCGCCGCGACTTCATGGCGTCGTGCCCCTGGCCGGGCCGCCACGTCAGCGACTGCGAGGGCCTCTACACGATGGACCTGCGCGAGCTCGGGTTCGACTTCGCCGTCTGGGGCTCCGGCGAGCCGTGGGTCGAGCACGTCGGCGTCCGCAGCGGGTTCGGCTACTGAGCCCTTGCGTCCGTCCGCCCGCCCGCGTAGCCTGATACGCCTGTGAAGGTGCTGACCCCCGACAACCTCCGCTGCCCGATCAACGGCAAGGCCGCATTCGCGTCGCAGGAGAAGGCGGAGGAGATCATCGCTCGCGGGTACGCCCGCCGCAACCACACCGGCCAGGGCCGCGAGGTCGCGAAGCGCGCCTACCTCTGCGAGTGCGGATGGTGGCACCTCGCCCACACGCACCTCCGCGAAGGGCAGGCCGCGTGAGGCGCTGGCGCAAGTTCCGCTACCTCCTGCGGAAGTACCCGACGGCGGCCCCCGGAACGCTCTGGCGCATGGCGGCGAAGCGGCCGTGAACGGCTGGTCGCGCGTCCCCGACACGCTCACGGCTCGCTGCCAGGTCGAGGACTACCTCCGCCGCCCCATCCGGCCCCCTTGGATTCGCGTGCTCCGCGTCGCCCGCCAGATCGAGCTGTACCTCGACGGTCAGACGGTCTTCAGCGAGAAGTTCACGCGATGGGCGCTCGGCCCCGCCAGCTCCGACTGGGACGACGTCTGGAACGACGCCGTTCGCCTCGTCGCTCGCCGCCACCGCGAACGCGAAGAGGCCCGCAAGCGCACCCCCTCGTGGGAGCGCGTCACGCACGAGCTGACCCCGTCCGGCGACCTCCGCCCCGTCGCATGAGAGCGCTCCGCGGCCTCCTACCGCTCGGCGTCGTATTCGCGCTCGACTTCGCCGCCCTGTTCGTCAGCCGCTGGGTCGCCATCGGCCTCGCGAGCGCCGCCGCCGTCTTCAGCATCGTCTGGCTCGTCTACCTCCTCCACACCTACAACTTCCCGTGGCCCTGGAGGGCCCGGTGAGCGAGCCGTCGGGCGTCTGCGCCGCCGTCCTCTTCAAGGACGAGGCCGACATCATCGAGTACACGGTCCGGCATCTCCTCGACCAGGTCGACCATGTGATGGCCGTCGACAACGGCTCCACCGACGACTCCCGCGCGATCCTCGAAGCGGTCGGCGGCGAGATCAAAGGCGACCGCGCCACCCTCGACATCTGGGACGACCCCGAGCCCGGCTACTACCAGGCCGACAAGATGACCGCGTTCGCCGCTCGCGCCGTCGCCGAGGGGTACCGCTGGTTCGTCCCCTGCGACGCCGACGAATACTGGTACTCGCCGTTCGGCCGTCTCGCCGCCGCGCTCGCCGTCGCCGAAGAGGCGGAGCCGCAGGCGATGTTCTTCCGTGCCGAGCTGAAGAACCACCTCGTCACCGGCCGCGACAACTCGGTCGAGCCGGACCCGTTCCGCCGGATGCGCTGGCGGCTCGAACAGATGAACGAGCTGCCGAAGATCGCCTGCCGTCTCGTGCCCGGCCTCCGCATCGGAATGGGCAACCACGACGCCTGGGCCCCCGGCATCGTGCGCGCGTCGGGCCTCCACACGATCCCCGGCCAGCTCTACATCCACCACTATCCGTGGCGGAGCGAGGAGCAGTTCCTCCGCAAGATCACGAACGGCGCTCTCGCCTACGCCGCCACGAACCTGCCGCCTGAGTACGGCGACCACTGGCGCTCGTTCGGGCTGCCCGACGCCCCCGGCTTCGAGGAGCGCGTCCGCGGCTGGTTCCGCGAGTGGGGCTACCGCGCCGACCCCGTCGCCGCCCATGACGAGCAGCTCGTCGAGGATCCCGCCCGGTGACCGGGCTCCTCTACCCGGTCGCGGCGGCGGCCATCGTCGGGCTCCTGATTGCCTGCCCCATCGCCCATCGCGCTCGGGGCCGCCATGTCAGCCGCCCGCTCGGCCGGGTCCTCCGCCTCGACCGGCTCGGCGTCATGGCTGCCCAGACCGTCTGGCTCATCGTCGAGGTCGGCGCGGCTCTCATCCTCGGGCAGAACGTCGGCGTGCTCGTCATGATGGTCGTCTTGATCGCCTGGCTCCTCGACGACCTCTTCACCGGCGGCCGCGACGACGGCCCGCGCCGCAAGCACGAGTGGGCGCGCATCCGGCTCCGGATGCCGAAGCCGGTCAAGCTCCGCCCCGCCGAGCGCGTCCCTGCCCCGGTGCCCGCATGATCGTCGTCGTCTCGCTGGTCGGCCTGCTCGTGCTCGCCGCGTTCGCCATCTTCGCCGCCCGGCGCGCCTCCTACCATCAGGGCAAGAGCGACGCCTTCCAGCAGGTCGCCGACGACTTCACCGGCCTCTCCCGCGCGACCTGGATGCGTGACCGCGACCGGCAGCGCCAGGAACGCAAGAAGGCGATGCTGAACCTCTGCCTCTGCGACCCGGCCGTCTGCGAGGCGCTCGCTGAGGCGCTGACAGAGGCGCGGGCCCACTGGCATCATCGGTCGTCTCCAGCCTACGACGGGCTGGAGAAGCCGTCTGAGCGCGTCGGAACGTCACCCAAGGAGGCAGCTTGAAGAGGCAGCAATGGGAGGGCGAGGTCGAGCGCGGCGGGTTCGGGCTCCGCGTCGGCGGCGACGACCTCAACCTCGACGAGCTGCTGGAGACTGGCAGCCATGTTCTCATCGACATCGTCTGGCCCGACCAGGACGCCGACGGGGAGGCCCTCTTCCGCATCATGGCTCCGGCGACCGGCAACCTTCCGCCTCGCCCCGGAACCACCTCCGACGAAGGTGAGGAGCCCGCAGCGTGATCCCGTCGCCGTGGGTCGGGCTCGTGCTCGCGCTGGGCGTCTACCGGATCGTTCGCCTCATCGGCTGGGACGACTTCCCTCCGGTCGAGGCCGCCCGCGACTGGGTCGTCGGCGCCAAACTCGTCCGCTCCGGCACGCAGGCGCAGCACGCCGGGCTCACCTCCTCCCCGGCGGAGATGCTCTGGGTCTACGAGCGGCCGCTCCTCAACCACTTCCTCCACTGCCCGTTCTGCCAGGGGTTCTGGGTCAGCGTCACCACCTACGTCGCCTGGATCGAGACGCCGACGTGGACGCTGTACGTGCTCGCCGCGTTCGCGCTCTCCGCCGTCGTCGGCCTCATCGCCAAGAACCTCGACGCATGATTTTCGTCTGGAGCGCACTCGCCGGGCTCGTGGTCGCCGCCGTGCTCCACTTCGTCTTCCCGCCCCACACGCTCAAGTGCCTCCCGCACGCCCGCCCGCTCGTCCAAGTGGAGTGCCGCCGGTGAGCCTCCCCGTCCCCGGCTGGCTCCCGCTCGTGCTCCTCGCTCTCGCCGCGTTCCGCATCTACCGACTGATCGCCCGCGACACCCTCACCGAGCCGATCCGCGAAGCCATCACCTACCCCGACGCGGCATCGGTCGCGCTCGCCGACGACGCGAGGCTCGAAGTAGTCGGCGAAGACGAGCAGCCGAAGGCGTGGCGCGTCTACCTCTCCACGCTCGTCCGCTGCCCGTGGTGCGCCGGGTTCTACGTCTCGGGTGCATGGTGGGCCGCCTGGGTCGTCTGGCCCCGCTTCACCCTGTTCGTCGCCGTCCCCTGGGCCATCAGCGCCGTCGTCGCGCTCCTCGCCAAAAACCTCGACGCATGAACCTCCGCCGCACCCGCCTCTGGCAGCTCCCCTCCGGCGACACCGTCCGCGTCTGGGAAGACGACGTCGAAGCGCTCCGCCGCGACGTCATGCTGACCGGCAACGTCTTCCTCATCCGCAACCCCGACTCCGCCGTGTACGACCGGGTCGCGCCGGACAGCATTGAGGCGACCGAGATGGGCCCCATCGCGCGCCGCATTGACGGCTGATACCCTCACCCGCGCGGCGGCCACTGAACCTCCGAGGTTCGTTCCCGATACGGGCTGTACTCGGCTCGCGGGGCGTCTCGCTCGGTAAGGCGCGAGCCCGGGATCGAGCACCCTGTCGTGGCAGGCCCGGCCCGTCGCGACATCACCCCGGCCTGGTAGCCTCCGGCTCCGGCGGAGTGGAGCAGACGGAAGCTCGCCAGCCCCATAAGCTGGAGGTCCCCGGTTCGAGCCCGGGCTCCGCCCTCCTGATACGCCGCCGGTAGCCGGGCCCCGTCGTAGCCTTCCCGTCGTCATCGACTCTTGGAGGAAGGCATGAAGTACGCGAAGGCCATCGTTGCCATCGTCGTCTCCGCGCTCGGCGCGCTGGTCGTGGCGCTCGGCGTAGGCAGCAACGCCACATTCGGCTCCATCGACGGCAAGCACTGGCTCGTCGCCGCCCTAGCCGTGCTCGCCTCCGGCGGCATGACGGCGCTCCTCACGAACATCCAGGGCATCGCAGGCGGGATCGCGAAGGCCACCGTCGCATTCCTCTCCGCCGGGTTCGCGTCCCTCATCATCGCCCTCAACGACGCTCACATCACGCAGGCCGAGTGGCTCGTCGCCGCCTCAGCCGCAATCGTCGCCGGGGCAGCCGTGTACGAGAAGGCGAACGGGCCGGGCTAACTGCCAGACTGACGCCTCGACCCACTCGACGAACGGAGGAGACTAGATGCCCCCTTGTGGATGCGGCGGCTCGGAGCAGCCCCGCCAGACCCGCGCCCAGGCCGTCCGGCCCGTCAGCCCTGCCACGGTTCCCGGCGGGCCCGGCGAGGACGGCTACACGTGGAACGGACCCCAGAAGACGAAGGCTCCGGCGGAGCCGCGCAAGCGCGCCCCGGTGACGAAGTAGGCCCGTGCCGCGCCGCCGCGCCAAGCCGCCGTCGACGATCCTGAACCCGGCGCGCTCGCACGTCGCGCGTCGCCTGCGGTCGCTGACAGCCGCGGGCGTCCGTATCAAAAGCAGGGACGCCGACACCGTCCGGCGGCTCATCCAGCCGTGGCACTCACGGGCGTACGCCTACTACGACCTCCTCGGCGAGATCAAGTACGCCGCCCAGTTCTACTCGCGGGCTCTCTCCCAACTGGAGCTGTACGCCGCGGAGAAGGACGAGAACGGTGAGTTGGTCCGCACCGAGAACGAGCAGGCCATCGACATGCTCGACCGGGTCCAAGATCCCGGCGGCGGCCGCGCGGCCATGCTCGGCTCGTACGGCCGGATCATGTTCCTGGCCGGTGAGGCGTACCTCCTCTGCACGCAAGACACCGAGAACGACGTCGAGCAGTGGGAGATGCTCTCCACCGACGAGTTGCGCGTCACCGGCGCGAACACCATCGTCCGCTACAAGGCGCCGTCCCTGATCGCCGAGGACATCAAGGAGCCCGGCGACGACGACTGGGAGCCGATGGGCAAGAACGAGGGCATCGTCTACCGGATCTGGAAGCGCCACCCGCGCTACTCGCAGCTCTCCGACTCGACGATGCAGGGCGTCCTCGACCTCTGCGAGGAACTTGTCCTGCTCACCCAGGCGGTCCGGGCTCGCGCCCGGTCGCGGCTGGCCGGGCCTGGCGTCCTCTTCATGGCCGACTCGTTCTCGCCGCCGCCGGTCGACATGAACGCCCCCGACGACGACATCAACGAGGACCCGTTCCTGGCCGCTTTCACCGAGGCCGCGATGACGCCCATCGAGGACGAGGGCTCCGCGTCGGCGGTTGTCCCGCTCATCATTCGCGGCCCCCTGGAAGCGGTCGAGAAGGGCGTCAAGCACGTCCAGATCATCGACCCGACCCAGCTCTACCCGGAGACCGGCCTCCGCTACGAGACGATCAAGCGGCTCGCCATCGGCCTCGACATGCCGCCGGAGATCCTCATGGGCCTCCAAGACTCGAACCACTGGACGGCCTGGCAGATCGACGAGCAGACGTGGAAGGGGCATCTCCAGCCGATTGCACAGCAACTCGTCGACGACCTCACCGCCGCGTTCTTCCGGCCGTCGCTGAAGGCTGCCGGTGTCGCCGACTGGAAGAACTACTCCATCGCGTTCGACGCGACCGCGATCATCAACCACCCCGACCGGACGAAGGACGCCAAGGACCTGTACGACCGCATCGCCATCGGCAAGGAGGCGCTCCGCGAGGCGTCCGGCTTCGACGAGGACGACGCCCCCACCGAGGAGGAGCGCGCCGAGATGATCGGCATCAAGACGCACGACTCGTCGCTCGCCTGGTTCGGTGCCCCGAAGATCACGACCGGCGGCGTCGAGGAGGCACCCGGCCAGTTGCTCACCCCCTCGGGTGAGGTCGAAGGAAGCACATCCGAAGGGACCGGCGCCGAGGTGGAGACGGGCCCCGCGAGCGGCGCCGAGGAGAACCCGACCGCGCCCCCGGAAACGGTTATCGGTGCCGCCCGCATCGAGGGCGCCCTCGACCTCGCTCTCCTCCGCGCCCGCGAGGCCGCCGGATCCAAGCTCCGCTCCCGGGCTCGCCGTGTCGAGCGCGTCGAGGGCGACGAAGACCTCGCCGAGCTCCTCCGCGTTACGCCGCCGGGCCGGTGTGCGGTCGTGCTCGGGCCCGAACGTCTCCGCGTCGTCAGTCCCTCCGGTGAGCTGGAGCTGGTCGAGGGCGCCCGCGGCCTCATCACCGACTCGCTCCGCATGTTCGGCATCACCGACGAACAGAAGGCGAAAGAGGTCTGCGACCGTGTCCTCGTAGTCGCCGCCCGCACCCTGTACGAGGAGGCTGGGGCTCGCACCCCGGCGTCGCTCGTCAACTACGTCGTCGGCCTCTACGGCGGCAACGGGAACGGCCGGAACGGGCGCCACTGATGTCGCCTCCGGTCGCCAACCGGCCGCCCGAGGTCACGCACCACCTCCCGCGCCATCCGGGCGCCGACCACCACAACGCCGTCCTGGACGCCGCCCGGGCGCGCGTCGACGAGCTGGAGCCGAAGCTCGCCGCCGTCCTGGAGCCGATCCTGCGCCGCGTCGGCGACGAGGCTGCCCGCCGCTTCAAGCAGTTCGCGACGCACCACGCTTCGCTCCACGCCGCCGGGCCGCTCACCGGCGTCAAGCCGACCTCGACGATGATCTGCGTTCGGCCGCGCCCCGAAGAGGCGCTCGCCATCGCCGATCCCGACGGCGCCCCCGCCTCCGACCTCCACTGCACGCTCGCGTTCCTCGGCGAGATCGAGGGCTCCCTCGAAGCTATCCGCGCCGCCGCCGCCACCGTGGCCGGTAGCCACGGCCCCCTCTCGGGCGCCGTCGCCGGGTACGGCGAGTTCCGGCCGCCCGGCTGCGGCATCCTCCTCCCCGACGTGCCCGGCCTCGTCGAGCTGCGCTGCGCCGTCACCGCCGCCCTCGTCACCGCCGGGATCGACTACTCCCGCGACCACGGGTTCCAGCCGCACATCACCATCGACGGCGACCCCGAAGACGGCGAGATCGACTTCATGCTCGACCGCGCCTCCGGCCGCCCCCTCCACTTCGACGCGCTCCTGATCGTGCGCGGCGACGAAGAGACGCTGGAGCTGCCGCTGGTCGGCCCGCGCCCCGTCACCGCCGCCGGTGACACGCCGCCCGACTGGACGCCCCCGGCCGCCGACGAGCTCGTCGACACCGACGCCCTCGCCGCCGCCTTCCGCGGCAAGACCGACCCGATCCGGCTCGCCCTCATCGAAGACGTCCTCGGCTCCGTGTTCGGCGTGCCCGGCGTCACCGAGGAAGAGGCCATCGCCTTCTACCACTCGCCCAAGGCGTTCGAGCTGAACGAGGCACTCCGCTCCGGCCGCGCGCTCACCGCCGAGCAGCAGCACGTCATCAACGCGCTCGACGCCGCGATGCGCCCCTCCGAGGACGACATGGTTCTCTACCGCGGCGTCCCGAACGCCGCCGACGTCTTCGGCACCTCGTCGCTCTCGAAGCTCGAAGGGTCGACGTTCACGACGCCCGGCTACGTCTCCACGTCCGAGCTGGAAGAGACGGCCGACCAGTTCGCCGCCGGGATCGCCGGTGCCGCTGACAAGCCGCTCGTGCAGGAGATCCGCGTACCGAAGGGGACGCCGATGCTCCGCATCCCGGCGGGCGACTACGGCGACCAGCAGGAGTGGCTCCTGCCGCGCGAGGTTCGGTTCGGGATGGGTACCGCCGTCCGCGAAGACGACCCGTTCGGCAGCCAGACGATCTACGCGAAGTCGACCGCCCTCAACAAGGGAATCCTCTCCGCGTCGACGGCCGGAGTCGCCGAAGGCGCCGGACTCTCGTTCGACGTCGCCAACCCCCTCATCGACGGCCTGCTCGCGAAGACCGGCCAGCACATCACCGGGATCGCCGACACGACGCAGGCGAACGTCATGCGCGCCGTCGGCTCCGCCTACCAGTCGGGCCTCACGATCCCCGACACGGCGAAGCTCATCACCCAAGTCATGCACGAGGCCGCCGGGCCCCGCTCCGTCATGATCGCCCGCACCGAGATGACGTCCGCCGTCAACGGCGCCTCGCTCGCCGCGGCCCAGCTCATCGGCGAACAGACCGGCGCGAAGATGACGAAGACGTGGCTGACCGCTCCCGGCGCCCAGTTCCCCCGCCACGAGGACTACGACGACCTCGACGGGCAGACGGTCGGCCAGGACGAGACGTTCACCGTCGGCGAGGACGAGTTGCAGTACCCCGGGGATCCCGACGGGTCGCCCGAGGAGGTCATCAACTGCCGCTGCGCCATGACCTACTCGGACGGGTCCGAGGTCGACTCCGAGGCGTAGCCGGTCGCCGTCGTAGCCTTCCCGTCCACATAGAACGCCGCCATCGGCTGCCCCTGCGAAAGGGGCTGGCCCCTGCGAAAGGAGCATCATGGCCCCGCGCCCGAAGCACACCTCCCGGTCCCGTCGCCGCTCGCGCCGCTCGGCGCAGCGCGAATCCGTCGTCGCCGCGATCAAGACCGGCGCCGCCGTAATCCCCGAAGACCTCGACGACCGCATCCAGGCCGTCCTCGCCGCCGCGACCGGCTCCACGTCGCTGCCGCTCTCCGACCAGGGCGACTCCTGGGACGCCGGTGCCGCCGCGAAGGGCCTCACGGACGCGCAGCTCAAGAACGCCTACTTCTGGGTCGACCCCGACGGCGACGCGACCTCCAAGGCGTCGTACAAGCTCGGGTTCGCCGAGAACCGCTCCGGCACCCTCACCGCCGTCTGGCGCGGCGTCACCGCCGCCGCCGGGGCCGTCCAGGGCGCCCGCGGCGGAGTCCAGATCCCGTCCGGCGACGTCGCCGGTGTCAAGGCGAAGATCGGCGCCTACTACACGAAGGCGGCCAAGCAGTACGACGACGACAACATCAAGCCGCCGTGGGCCGCGTCGGCGGGCCAGTCGGCCGCGTTCCTGCTCGCCTACGCCGAGGTCGCCGTCTCCGAAGGCGACGTCTACGACCGCCTCTACGCCTCCGGCGAGAACGGCGAGGAGATCCTCGTCGGTGTCGGCGGCGGCGGCCCCGCCATCGACGAGTTCCTCGCCCGGCGGGCCTACTGGGAGGAGCAGCTCGGCGGCAAGCCGTCCGAGGGCACCGACAAGGACAAGCGGCTGAAGGCGAACCGGCCTGCCGCGTCCGTCGAGCGCGAGCAGCTCGAAGCCGCACGCGCCGCGCTCGCCCCCGCCCCGGCGGAGGAGTCCATCGACGAGTTCTTCGCTCGTGCGCTCTCCGACGACGTCGTCTTCGAGGAGGTGTCGCACGACGTCGCCTCCGCCATCGTCGAGCGGCTCACCGCCCGCCTCGAAAACTTCGAGGTCGAGGCCCCGGTGACGGAGAAGCTGCCCGCCCCGAACGGTGCCCAGCCGGTCGTCACCCCGGCCCCCGACGGCGGCGTCTCCGGCGAGCTGCGCTGGGTCGCCAACCTCGTGCCCGAGGCCACGCTCACCGACGACGGCCGCGCGATGGCGCCCGGCTCGCTCACGTGGCGCGAGCTGCCGCTCACGCTCATGGCGATGGTCGAGACGAGCGAGGGCGGCCACGTCGGCGCCGAGGTCGCCGGGCGCATCGACGAGATCTACCGCGACGGGAACATGGTGAAGGGCTCCGGCGTGTTCGCGCAGACGGAATACGGCTCCCTGATCGCGAGCCTCGCCGTCGGCGATCCCGTCGACGAAGAGGTGCTCGCCCGCGTCCAGAGCGTCCTCCTCGTCGACAGTGAGGGCGCGCTCGTCGCCAGCCTGGTCGGCGATCAGACGCTCCGCGGCATCAGCGTCGACCTCGCCATCCATCAGTACGAGGTCGGCCCCCAGAGCGACTACTTCGACGAGGACGGCAACTGGCTCACCGAGCGGCCCGCCCGCGACGAAGGCGAAGAGGCACCGTCCCTGCTCGACCTCCTCTTCGGTGACGAGACGGAGGAGCCGATCTTCGTCGTCACCGAGGCCGTCATCGGCGCCGTCACCGTCTGCCCCTTCCAGGCGTTCGCCGACGCGACCATCGCGCTCGCCGCGTCCGGGGCTCCGGCCGTCTGGACGGTCACGCAGCAGGCCGGATGGGTCGTCAACCTCGCCCCGAAGGTCGGCGAGCCGTTTCCAGCCGGAGACGGCATCGAGGTTCCGGCGGACGGCACCGAGGCGACGCTCACCGCGTCCGCTGCCGGGCTCGCGCCCGAGGCGCCCCCGTCCGCCTGGTTCGACGATCCCGAGCTGACCGAGCTGACCCCGCTCACCGTCGACGAAGAGGGCCGCATCTTCGGCCACGCCGCCGCCTGGGACACGTGCCACCTCGGCATCCCCGACGTCTGCACGACCGCGCCGAGCACCGAGACGAACTACGCCTACTTCCTCCTGAAGGAAGTCCTCTGCGCCGACGGCGAGCGCGTCCCCTGCGGCACCATCACCCTCGAAACCGGGCACGCCGACCGGTCGCTCGGCCGCGGCGACGCAACCGCCCACTACGACAACACGGGCCTCGCCGTCGCGGACGTGAACGTCGGCGAGGACGAGTTCGGGATCTGGGTCGCCGGTGCTCTCCGCTCCGACGTCGACGCCGAGAAGGCGCGCGAGCTGCGCGGCGCCGTCCTCTCCGGCGACTGGCGCTCCGTCAACGGCAACTTGGAGCTGGTCGCCCTGCTCGCCGTCAACGTGCCCGGGTTCCCGGTGCCGCGGGCTCGCGCCCTGGTCGCGTCCAGCGACGAAGGCGCCGAGGTGCTCGCCCTGGTCGCCGCCGGGATCACGGTCGGCCGCGCTCCCGACCGCGGCGGCGTCCTCTCGCCGATCCAGCAGGAAAAGATCCGAGTCTTCGAGGCCATCGCGTCCGGCCGGGTCGCCGCCCTCCGCGTCCGCGCAGCAGGCGTTCTGAGCGCCGACGAGGCCCGGGAGGCTGCCGCGTTCACCACCTACGAGGAGGAGCCGGAGCCGCCCGCGGAGGAGCCCGAGGAGCCCGCCCCGCTCGCGCCACCCCCGCCGCCCGGCGCCGATGACGAGCCGGTCGACGACGACCCGGATCAGGCCGAGGGCCCGGACGCCTAATGGCGACCGTTCGCGCACTCGCCGGGCGCCGCCCGCAGCGGCCGCGCCGCCTTGCCGTCCGTGACGCGCTGATCGCTGCCGGTGTCGCCCCCGCCCCGCTCCTGCCGACGTACGACATGCTGCACGGGTCGGCGGCCGAGCGGTACTTCCATGAGCAGGCCCTCTCGCGCGGGCTCGCCGTCTTCGACCGCGACTCGTGGCCGACTGAGGCCGCGTTCGAGTGGAAGACGGACGCGCCTCCGCTCGTGCTCGAAGGGCCGTCTGCCGTGTACGAGGTCAGCGGTGCGCTCGCCTACGTCCGTGTCTCGCACGGCTGGGCGTCCGTCGCCGTCGCCTCCAACTCGCACGACGCCGTCGCCGCCGCGATGGCCGCCTTCCACGCCCAGTACCCGGCCAGCTACGCCGTCTCGCAGGACGGGCTCGTGCCGGTCACGTTCTGGACGGACGGCCGGTTCGGGCCGACCGCGCGCCTGCGCCGCATCGACGCCTCCCCCTGGGAGCCGATCCAGGCCAACTACACGGCCGCCGTCTCGGGCGAGCTCGCGGAGCTGATGGGCTGGGGCTCCGGCCCGGAACGTGAC